AAAAAAAAAAAAAAAAAAAAACTGAGTAAGAAACGATGCAGCATCCGAGCCATACTTATCAATTAATGTGACAATGGTGGGGTAATGGTGGGGAACTCGGTATGGCCCCGCCACTTGCGAACCGTTCGCAACAAGTCCCCGCATGGTATTGCGAGTCGTTGTCATTGCGAACGACTCGCAAACGCGATCCACTCGGAATTTTCGTCGTGGCGGGGGCGGGGGCCAAAACTCGGCCGCCCCCTCGCGGCCCAGACCCTCTGCGCAAATTTTGTGAGAAACTCGCAGGGTATGGCTCAGGGCCTGAAGGCCTCTTGGGCCAGGGTCCCATCTGGCTTAACGGTGGGTTTTAAGAGGTATGGGTCAGAAACTGCTTGACAAAGAAATGGCTGAGGCGCAGGATATCCGCACGGAGGGTTGCTGTGTCCGATTTGGCGTTAGACCTTACCAGAACCTCTGGGCGGGCCGCGAAGGCGGTTCAGGTCGAGATCGTTCGGGCTCTGACCGTGGCGGACCTCGAGTTGCTGGAGATGGAGCGCGGGATCAAGCCAGTCGCGGTCAAGCGGATGCGGGACTCCCATCATCTAATCGCGCGCTACATCGCGAAGGGCTTGAGTGGTGCTGAGGTCGCGGCCCTGACGGGCTACAGTCAGAGCAGGATAAGTATCTTGCGTTCCGATCCGGCCTTCTCTGAACTCGCGGAGTTCTACCGCGCGAACCTCAAGGATATCCAAGACGAGGTGGATAGGTCGGGATATGCGAAGGCCGTGGCGATCCGTGATGAGGCAATGGACCTTGTCCTTGACCGCTTGATCGACACACCGGAGACGGTCAATCTCGATCAGGCCGCGGAGATCGCGCTCAAGTTCGGGGATCGCACCGGGCTCGTCCCTGCGTCCCGTTCCTCGTCCCTCGTTGCTCATATTGACCTCGCTGATCAAGTCGCTGCTGGACGACAGCGAATTGAGAAGCTGAGCGCGGTGGTACAGGCAAGCCTCCCGGCACCGACACCCACCGCAGGGCCGGGAGAGACCATTGACCAGTCTCTCCCGGCCAAGGTGCCGCCATGAGTCCAGAAGAGGTTCTAAACGAACTCTCCGCTTATACGAAGGACCCCTACCACTTCGTCCTATTCAGTTTCCCTTGGGGTGAGAAGGAAACAGAACTCGAGCACTTTCGCGGGCCGGAGCCTTGGCAGCAGCGGGTCCTCCTTCAAATCAAAGACCGTCTTGAGGATGGGGCCTCCATCAACGAGGCCATCCAGATCGCTGTCGCCTCCGGTCACGGAGTCGGCAAGAGCGCCTTAGTCAGTTGGATCATCCTTTGGGCCATATCAACATTCGAGCATACTCGAGGAGTTGTCACTGCAAATACGGAAACTCAACTTAAAACTAAAACCTGGGCCGAACTCGGAAAGTGGCATCGTCTGTTCATCGGCCGCGATTTCTTCAAGCTCACCGCCACAGCCCTCTTCAGTTCGGATAGTCGTAATGAGCGAACGTGGCGCATTGATATGGTGCCTTGGTCGGAGCGAAACACCGAAGCTTTTGCGGGCTTACACAACAAAAACCGGCGCGTCGTGCTCATCATGGATGAAGCATCGGCGATCCCAGACATCATCTGGGAAACCGCCGAGGGCGCGATGACGGACTCCGACACTCAAATCCTTTGGTGCGTCTTTGGAAACCCGACGAGGAATACCGGGCGGTTCCGGGAGTGCTTCGGACGATACGCCTCGACATGGTGGCACGAACAGGTTGACTCGCGCGAGGTCTCCATCACGAACAAGGAGCAGTTCAAGAAGTGGATCAGGGACTATGGCGACGATAGTGACTTTGTCCGCGTCCGGGTACGAGGTACTTTCCCTCGCGCCGGCTCCATGCAATTCATTTCAGGGGAACTCGTCGACGAGGCTGCGCGACGGGAGGTTATTGTACACTTACATGACCCCCTTGTGCTCGGGGTTGATGTGGCACGTTTTGGTGACGATGAGTCCGTTATCTATATCAGAAAAGGTCGAGATGGCAGAACTCATGCTCCAATGCGTTTCCGAGGCCTCGATACAATGACTCTTGCAGGAAAGGTCAGTGAAATTGCCAGTCAGTTCCGCGCGGATGCGATCTTTGTTGACGGCGGGGGTGTCGGAGGAGGCGTTGTGGACAGGCTTCGGCAACTCCAGGTCCCTGTCTGGGACATTCAGTTTGGATCAAAGGCGGATGGAACGGGCTACGTTCAGGGCGATGCTGGCACTACGTACGCAAATAAGAGGGCGGAGATCTGGGGCTCAATGCGGGAGTGGCTCAAAGGCGGTTGCATCCCAGAAGAAGCCGAAGTCCGAGACCAGCTGATCGGGGTCGAGTATGGCTTCAACGTGAGGAACGAAATCCAACTGGAAAAGAAAGAGGACATGAAACGGCGGGGATTGGCCTCGCCCGACATTGCCGATGCCCTCGCCCTGACGTTTTCCTTCCTTGTCCAGCCCTCCGCGATGGCGGGACGGGAAGGCGCAGATCGTGATCCCCTCGTCAAGCATGAGTATAACCCGTTTGATCAGGAGCACCTGGCCGCATGAAACGCCTTGCGAGATTATGTGACCGTGCGGAGTGTTGGTGCTGGATCAACGGCCCAGAATGGCTGGCTCGCCGTCTCTGCCGCCTTGGCCCGCGACTATGGATGAGGTCAAAATGAGTCCCTCGGTCAATATGCCTCCACCACCAGCGGCGCCTCCGCCCCCGCCAAACCCTCCAATGTTTGGATCGACGCAGACCGGAGCGGCGGGAACACAACAGCGGCAGCGGGCGATGGCAGCGGGCGGCTTCGGTGGAACCATCCTCGGTTCCGGCAACCCCACGAACACAGGGCAAAAGACCCTCTTAGGGCAATAGCATGGCAGGACTTTCGCCAGACCCAAAGGAAGAGGCCTCACCGGGCAACGAATTGACCGCGCAGAAGATTGCTATTCGCCGGCAGGTCGATGACCGACTTCAAGGCCTCCGGGTGTACCGTTACTCGTGGTGGGTGCATTGGCGGGAACTGGCGGATTTCATCTTACCGAGGCGCTATAAATGGCTGATCACTCCAAACATGATGAGCCGGGGCAGCCCGATCAACCAGCACATTCTCGACAGCACTGGCACTATGGCCGCAAGAAATCTCGCAAGCGGTCTCATGTCCGGCATCACAAGCCCGACAAGGCCGTGGTTCAAGCTAAAGATTGGAAGGCAAGACTCTACGCAGACCTCACCGACCTCATTATGGCTATCGGAATGTGAAAGGATTATGTACCTCATATTCGGGGAGTCCAACTTTTACAACGCGATGGCTGTGCTGTACTTCGATCTCGTCGTCTTTGGGACCGCCACCATGCTGATCTATGAGGACTTCGACGACGTAATCCACTGCTGCAATCCCTGCGCGGGCGAGTATTTCCTCGGGGAGAACGACAAGTTCGAGGTGGATACCTTCTATCGGGAGTTCACTCTCACCGTCAGTCAGGTCGTCAATCAATTCGGGATCGAGAACTGTTCGACCTCCATCCGGAGTCTTTTCAAGACCGGCGGGTCGAGCCTTGAGAAGGAGATCATCGTCGCTCACGCTATCGAGCCGAACAACGACGGAAGGAAGCTCGGCATCCCCACCCATTTCAAGTACCGCGAAATCTATTGGGAGTGGGGACAGGCGCAGGAGTTCCTCCTCCTCAAGCGCGGCTACCACGAGGCCCCAATGATCTGCCCGCGGTGGGATATAGTCTCCAACGATCCGTATGGACGCTCTCCGGCGATGGATGCCCTGCCGGATATCAAGCAACTCCAGCAGGAGGTCAAGCGCAAGGCACAGGCCATCGACAAGATGGTGAACCCTCCGCTTATCGCGGACGTCCAGCTGAAGAACCAACCCGCGAGCCTCCTCCCCGGTGGTGTGACCTATGTGACCGGAGTGAACAACGTCGGGATGAAGCCGGTCTATCAGGTTATGCCTCAGCTGAAGGATATGATGGAGGACTTGAACGAGGTTCGCGACCGGATCGGCAAGACCTTCTTCAACAACCTTTTCCAGAACATCTCGCAGTACGAGCCGAAGTCCAACGTCAGCGCAACCGAGATGGACATGAGGCGAAGCGAAGTCCTCGTGATGCTCGGCCCGGTCCTCGAGCGCATCTACGATGAGGGGATCAAACCCACGATCGAGCGGGTCTTTGCGGTTGCGGCCCGCGCTGGCATTTTGCCTCCGGCCCCTCCCGAAATCCACGGTGAGCCAATTCAGATCGAGTTCGTCTCGATGCTTCAGGCAGCGCAGAGCGCAACGCAGACCCAGGGCATCGAAAGGCTCTTGCAGATCGCGGGCTCGTTGGTGTCGGTCGATCCCGCTGTGATGGACAATATCGACATTGACTACGCCTTTGACAAGTATTCATCGCTGATGGGCAATGACCCGAAGATGATTAGGTCGCCCGGCGAACTCCAGCAAATCCGCGCCAATCGTGACAGGCAGCAGCAACAGCAACAGCAGATCGACAATGCTCAGAAACTCGCGCAGGGCGCACAGACCCTTTCCGAGACGAAGATCGGCGGGGGCAATGCGCTTGAGGCCATGACAGGACAAGGGCAGTGAGTGACTACAATGCTTCAGATCGACGCCATGTTAAGCTCGCCGCCAAGGACGCGAAGGCCTCTGAACTCGTTGATAAGGACGTTGTTGTCTCTATCATGGGCACTACTAGTGGCCGCAAGTGGATGTGTGATCGTCTCACAGAGTCACACATCTTCGCGACCTCGTTCACTCTTAACGCCCTCGGAACTGCTTTCGCTGAAGGCGAGCGTTCCCAGGGACTACGTTTACTTAACCAGATAATGCTGTTCTGCCCAGAACAGTATGTTCAAATGATGAGGGAAGAAAATGCCCGATCCAGTGCCAGCGCCGAACGACGGCGGAAGTCCTCTGAGCCAGACGCCGACACCGGGGACGGCGACACCTTCGACTGAAACACCAGCAACCCCATCCCCCCCAGTCGCTGATGTTAAGCCAGTTGCGCCCCCAACTGAAGGAGCGAAGCCGCCCCCGGTGTTACTTAACGAGCCCGGCAAGGAGCCGCCGAAAGAGGCCAAGGCCGAGGAGAAACTCGCCGGGCCGCCGGAGAAGTATGAGGACTTCAAGGTGCCGGAGGGCTACGTCCTCGACCCGGAGGTCGCGAAGGAGGCCACGGACCTCTTCAAGGAGACCGGCCTCACGCAAGAGGGCGCACAGAAATTCGTAGACTTTTACGCTGCTAAGACGAAGGAAGCTTTTGAAGCTCCGTTCAAGGCCTGGGCGGACACCCAAGAGAAATGGGTTAGCGAGCTTAAGAACGACCCCGAAATCGGTGGTAAGCTTGATCTCGTAAAGGCCACGGTTAGCAAGGCCATTGATGGCCTTCCTCCGCAGATGGCGAAAGACTTCCGAGACGCGATGGAGTTTACAGGCGCTGGCAACAACCCGGCTTTTGTCCGAGCGTTCTATGCCCTCGCCTCGAAACTCACGGAAGGCCAGCATATCGCTGGTCGGCCGACTAGCTCGGATGGACAGCAACCCGGCAGAAAGCCCACTGCGGCCGAAGCCATATTCCCCAACCTCGCGAAAGGATAACGCATGGCTACGATTGGCGCATCTGCGCTAACCTACGCGGACTGGGCGAAGCGACTCGATGACAACTACAAGATCGCACGGATCATCGAACTGCTCTCGCAGACGAACGAAATTCTTGATGATATGATGGTCGTAGAGGGCAACCTCCCGACCGGTCACAAGACTACCGTTCGCACCGGTCTGCCCCAAGCCACTTGGCGCCTGTTGAATACGGGCGTCCCAAACGCTAAGTCAACGACCGCACAGATCGTTGATGCTTGCGGGAACCTCGAAACGTACAGCGTGATCGACAAGGACATCGCTGACCTCAACGGCAATACCGCCGAGTTCAGGCTTTCGGAAGTGAAAGCCTTCCTCGAGGGGATGAGCCAACAGATCGCCGCGACCTTGATCTATGGCAACCAGTCGACTAACCCGGAACGGTTCACTGGCTTTGCCCCGCGCTACTCGACCAAGACCCTCGCGAACGCGCAGACCGCAGCGAATGTGCTCGACGGCGGCGGACTCTCCAACACGAACACTTCAATGTGGATCGCTGTGTGGGGTGCCGACACCTGTCACGCCACGTTCCCGAAGGGGAAGATCACTGGCCTACAGCACCGGGATATGGGTGAGTGGCCGGTGACCGACTCGGCGGGCAATACCTATCAGGCCTACCGCGACCACTTCAAGTGGGAAATCGGGTTGGTCCTGAGGGATTGGCGTTACGTTGCTCGCGTTGCGAACATCGACGTGAGCCTCTTGACGGGCGTTTCAGCCGCGAACCTGATCAACCTGTTGGTTCGTGCGCTCTACCGTCTGCCGACCGCGCCGGTGTCTGCGACGACCATCCAGACCTCAGACGCCCCGGAAGTCCGAGCGAATATGGGCCGTACGGCTATCTACTGCAACCGTATTCTCCGTACCTACCTCGATCTCCAGGCGATGAACAAAACCAACGTGCTCCTTCGTATTGAGGAGTTCGATGGCAAACCCGTCACGACCTTCCGTGGCATCCCCATCAGGACCTGCGACGCGATCCTGAGCAACGAGGCACAGGTAACTTGAAAGGGATCTGACATGATCATTGATGGCCTTCTCCGGTTCACCGGAGTCACTCCCGCTTCTGGCATTGGCAACGCCGACGGCACTGACTCGCCGACGACGGGTGCCCAGACCAGCACCAACATCTTGGACCTCCATATGTTGGGCATCCCGGTCCTCGCCAACCTTCAAGGCGCTCGCGATATGGGCATTGGCGACGATCCCGCGCTGAAATTGCTCGTTCAGGTACAGGCCGCCTTCACTGGTGGCACCAGCCTGATCGTTGCACTTGCAGGCGCGACCGACAACGGCTCTGGTGCACCGAACGCCTTCAGCGTCTGGTGGACCAGTCCAACCTATGCCGAAGCTGGCTTAACTGTTGGAACTCGACTCTATGATATGGATATGCCTCGCCCACCGGCTGGCGTAGCCGTGCCACGGTTCCTTCAGTTGAACTACACTTCGGCGGGCTCTCATGGTGCTGGTAAACTGTCTGGCCAGATCATTCTCGATCGGTTTGACCAGATGTATCAGAGCACCAACAATGCTGTTCTCGGTGGATACCCCGCAGGTATCGTGATCGCGAACTGAGGTACACCATGAACAAGCACACAACAGTAATGGGAGGGGCCTTAGGGCTCCTCCTACTTGGCGCGCTGGCGTTTGCTCAGCCTATAGTCCAAAACCAAGTTACCGGCAATGAGTGCTGGAGCGCTGGTCAAGGCCCTGGCGGTACAAGCGCCTTTCTTTGCTTGAACATCGTTCGTGGCGGTACGGCTGCCGTGGTAGCAACCTCGGTCGCGGGTAGCTTCACTATCGGTGCGACGGCGGCACAGGCTGCGATTACTGATGGTGGTAATCTCATCATCACAGCGCAGCCCGCAGCGGCGACCATTACACTACCAGCAAACCCTGTCATAGACGGTGGCGTTGTTGGTATCTGCAATGGAACAAACTCGGCGTTCGCTACCAACGTCGTGACTGTTGCCGCCAATAGCGGTCAGACGCTGGTCCCAACCGGCGCTGCAATTACCCTTACGACCCTTGCCGCCGCAACCTGTGTCAGGTATCAATGGACACAGCCAACTCTCTCTTGGTATAAGGTGCAATGATGAAACGACTTCTGCTGGCATTGCTTCTGGCACTTGCATCGGCGGTGCCAGCAGCCTCTCAACCCGCCGTCTTCGGTTGCAACAAGGTCTACTCGGTTAACCAGGGCGCGACCTCGATCGCGAAGATCATCTCAGGTGCGGCGGGCTCGGCAATTCAAATCTGTGGTATCGACGTCAACGCTGGCGCTGCGGGTTCATCCACTATCGTCAGCTATGGCACAGGCGTTAACTGCGGCACAGGTAACGTCGTGCTTATCCCCGCTATCGTTCTTGGTATTAACGGGGTCTTTGTCGATCATGTTGCGGTCCCGCACTTTCCAGTCCCGTCCGTCAACGCCTCAGGCGTTCCGATCGACCTCTGTCTCAACACGACCGGCACAGGTCCGACTACCATCATGATCTTCTACGCACAGTTCTAGGAGACCACTATGAAACGTCTTTTCCTTGTTCTGTTATTCCTTCTGGCTTTGCCCGGCCTCGCCCTTGCGCAGTATCAGGTCCAGCTAACGCCCGGCAATGGTGGACCGCTATGGTGGAATAGCACAGGGGCGGGGTTCTTCTCCAATCACATTCTTAACAACGGGGCGACTCCGGCCGTAACGTCCTGCGGAGCCGCTGGTACAGCTATTACCGGCTCCGACTTCGCCGGGACCGTGACAGTTGGCGGAACCGCCTCAACGACCTGTACGATTACCTTCGCCGCTGCCTTTGGCGTGGCCCCGACCTGTGTGCTTTCCTGGCCCACTGGTCCCTTGGCCGCTATGTCATGGACAACGTCCACTACTGCGATCACGGTCACTCAGACCTCGACCGCGTCGAACAAGATCAGTTACATCTGCACTGGAACACAATAGGAGGGCCTTATGGCTCGTTTTCGTCTGACTGGAAAGCACTATCTCAAGGTCTCCGATCCGCCCTGTGAGTGGGAGCAAAAGGAATGGAACCAGACTACCGGCAAACAGGCGCGGAAGGTTTATCCCGTTCCGATGTACCTTGATCCGGATAATCCCGGCGACTGCAACTATCCCGGCGAGATCATCGTCGCAACGAAGCGGGAGGCTGCCTATCCGAGGGATATTATCTTCATTGGACTGCCAACTACCGAGATGGAACCACTCGATCCCGAAGCCACGAAGCTTTCGACCGAGGCTAAGAAGCGTGGCGAACACCCAATCGAGTCACTCCCGGCGAACGGCCCATGAGAACCAAACGCTCCGACGAAGCCTATGTCTTGATCGACCATCGGAACTCGCCGGGTATCACGCCCGAGTTCTTGAAGGCGAATAAGCTTGATGGCCCTGCCGTTGGAGCGGGACAGGTCTTTGAGTCGGCTATTGTCGTCTGCCACTGCTGCGGCAATGACATAATCCTCAATCCTAACCGCTCGCGAGCGCGAGAATGGTGTTATGAACACGACGCCTACTTGTGCGATCGTTGTGCTGTTACTCGTAAAATAACTGGCTCTTGCGTTCCACTACGAAAGAAGTTGGACGACCTCTTTCGACGATTAACCAAGTAAAGGAGACACCCGATGTCTGTTTTCACTTTCCAAGTTGCTACTATCACCCCCGGTGCGGGAACGGCTGATAACGTGGCAATGCCTGCGGCCGGCTGGATGGAACTCGTAGGTGGCAGCGCTCTACAGACGAACTTCATCGACGAAGTCTACATGGGCGGTCAGGCGGCCTCAACGGCTCCACTCATCATGCTGCTAGCCCCTGACTCGACGAAGGCAGCTACGCCGACTGCGCTAGCAACGCCAAACTCGAACGGCCCTGATAACGTCAACGCAGGTGTCCTGACCAGCCCGGCGGTTGGCGCTGTTGCCGCTACGACCCCACCCACTCGCTCGAACTCGGCCTCGGTAGCAAAGAAAAACTTCACCTTCAACGCCTTCGGCGGTATCGTGCGGGCGAACTACGCCAACACCTCAGACCGCTTCTGTATCTTCAGCGCAACGGCCCCGGCGGGTGCTGCCAGTCTATCGTCGTTTACCGGCTCGACTGCCGGTGCAGCGATTGGCGCTCACATTATCTACGAGACGATGTAAGGTCGAGCCGTGGCTAAACTCTTCGACCTTGCGCGTATGTACACGGCTACGATTGGCACTGGGATTATAACCCTCGGTGCCGCCGTACCGCCGTTCCTCTCGTTCGCTGCTGCGGGCATAGCCAATGGCGATATAGTCTCGTACTCCATTCTCGATGGTGCTAACTCCGAAATCGGCACTGGCACTTACACCGCCGCTGGTACTACCCTCACCCGTACAGTTACGAAATCGACGAACGCGAACGCTGCGATCAGCTTGTCGGGCGGCGCTCAGGTCATGCTTGCAGCCCGCGCTGAGGACATCGCGAACCTCGGCCAGCCAAACACCTTCACTGACGCTACTAACTCCACTACCCCCGCGACTGGCTCCATTGTTCTTGCTGGCGGTATGGGAGTGGCGAAGGACCTCCACGTCGGTGGAACACTTGGACAATTCGGTCCAGGAACAGGAACGGCGATAGTTGTCGTTAATGGTGGAAACACAAACGCAAATGACGGAGCTGCGGTTGCTTTTCAGAACAACGGTGTCAATGGCAGCGCGATAGGCGACCGTAGTGTGCTAATTGGCGGGGCCTTTAATAACGCTCTTACTTTAGTCTCTGGCACAGGTACTGTTCGTACCCCAAATAATATGACAATCGAGTCTGGTACTCTTTCATCTTCATTTACTACAGGCGCGCTTGTTGTCACTGGTGGTGTTGGTATCTCCAACAATATGTATGCTGGAGGAATTGGAAGTTTTGGTAGTAACAATCCAGCTTCCACACAGGCTTTAGAGTGCAATATTGCAGCTGGTAGCGTTAATGGAACTAGCATTGTTATATTTAGGCTTGCTGGAGCTTTCATTGCTGATATCGGTTATAACTCAGGAACTGGCGGTGTTCTTTACAACGTGACCTCGGACTATCGTCTAAAACGAGACTATACGCCAATCTCTGATGCACTCGCTAGTCTTTCAGAGCTTAAACCTTACGATGGTTACTATACTAATGGAGATGGAACTAAAGCACAGTTCCTTATTGCACATGAGGCTCAACTCGTCGTCCCTTGGGCTGTCAGTGGACAGAAGGACGAGATGACTAAGGACGGGGAGCCAAAGTATCAGGGCATTGATTATAGTCAACTCGTCCCGTTGCTGATCGCCAGTATTCAAGAACTAAGCGCACGTCTAGACGCCTTAACGAAGGCAAAGTAAATGCTTGGCTTTGGCGCATTAGGCCAGTTTCCATTAGGTGGGGGTCCAGACCTCCAACCTAAGACGCTGAGCGTTCAGCAGTTCACTGACCTCGCAGCGCAGCCGAAGCGCAAGGCCATCAGCGATGTATTCCCGACGATCAATGCCCTGCTGACGCCCAATCCATCTCGTCCGTTCGTACAGGCTTTGTGGGATAATCCGGCGAAGAGGCGCACCGTTGCGACGAGCGAGCCTGTCCTAAGCGGTATCCGCACCGCACCTGTGGTAACTAAACCGTTTCATCAAGACCTGTGGGATGCAGCCAAGCCCGCTAAGGTAAAGGCCCTTCCAGAAGTTTTCGACGTTATCAATCCACTCTTTAGTCCAAATCCGCCGAGGCCATTCTCGCAGACCGATTGGGACCTTGCAGCGAACCCGAAGATCAAGGCTCAGCCCGAAGCCTTCGATGTCAGCAATCCACTTTTCTCCCCGAACCCATCTCGCCCGTTTGCTATGCACGACTGGCAGCGGGTGCGAAGGGTTACAAGGACAGCGAAGGTCGATGACGTTGTTAATCTCATGGGCCTTCGTGGAGTCGTCGTCGTTCCGACGCCCTTCAATCAAGACCTTTGGGAAGGTGCGGCCAAGCCACGACTCAAGATCACCGATGTATCCATTGGAACCTCATTACCCCTTACACAGTTTCTTCCAATTAATCAGAACCTGTGGGAGAACGCTAAGCCACCACGGCTGTCGCAGAAGTCCGATGCACCGGCGAATATGCTGCCATTACTCGCACCGAACCCTGCTATCCCATTCAATCAGGACCTGTGGGAAAACGCAGCGTTTGCTCGGGTTAAGGCCAGGGTCGATGACTTTGCCAACCTGCGTCCAATCCAGACCGTTGTGGTTGTTGTCGCTCCGTTTAATCAGACTGATTGGGCACGGCCAGCGGCCCTTCGTCAGCCGATCAAGTCCGATATCTACGTCAACCTTCTCCCGCTTCACACCCCGCCTGTCGTCTCCGGCCCGCCGTTCTTCCAGACCGATTGGACTGGCGTTGCCACTCCACGGCGAGCGGCGAGGGTCGATGACGTGGTTAACCTCTTAGCAATACAGAACCCGCCTCCAATTCCACCCATTCCGCCTCAGCCGCCCAATATCAAGATGCGGGTAGTTCGGGACTATTGGGATAGGGATGAGTGGGGTAACTTCATTCCAGGTGGCGGTACGAGGGAAACACTATGACCTCACAGATCGACTACGATCAAGGTGGTACGTTTCGGCAGAAGGTCCGTCGATACCTCGGCCCGTCTGTCGGGTGGGTTGAGTCGCCTGACGACAACGTAGTCAACGTCACTACCGGCGGGACCACGACTATCAGCGTCGATACCACCCTTGTACTCGTCAACGTCAACGCTCCTGTGACGATCCAGCTACCAAAGGCGAAATCGCCACTCGTTTCGGCTGGTGTTCTTCCCGGTCTCTATCTTGGCCTTCCAATCACGATAGTTGATATTGGCGGGCTTGCCTCCAACACTAACACTATCACTATCCTTCCGGTGGCGGGCGAGACTATCTCAGGTGGCACCAGCATTGTCATCAACACTAAGTACGGGGCTGTTATCCTTCAGCCAAATCTTGCCCTTGGCGTATGGTCTGAAATTCCGTTTCCAGGCTCTGGAAATCTTCCATTTTTCGATATTAGAACCTTTGGCGGGGTTTGTGATAGTAACAACTCGCCAGGAAACGGGACTGATAACACCGCCGCCTTGCGTGCCGCAGTTGCCGCCATGCCAATCACTGGTGGAATATTGTATATTCCGGCTATGACTGGCTCGTGTCGTATCACTAACAATATTACGATTAACAAGCCTATCATCATTCAAGGGCCGGGTTGGGCTGCCACTGGTCCCATCTATGGCCTCTATGCCGATTTTAGCGTTGGTGTCGCGGCAGAAGTCTTGCTCTTTACAACCTCTGGTGGACAGGTAAGGGACCTTGCGTTCGTCGCCAACCAGCCTACACCAGCAACAGGAACGGTGACGATTGATATTGCCAATCCTGCAATCATTCATTGGCCCGGCTCCAACAGAAACAGCGGAAATGCTATAGTCTTTGAAACGACCGGCGCTCTTCCAACAGGGATCGTTGCTGATACAGCCTATTACGTTCTTCCTACTGGACTAACAGCGGATCAATTTCAAATTGCCATAGCGCCAGGCTTTGCAGCTGTTGTTACCTCTGGAACACAGAGCGGAACACACACCGCCGCCGCCTTTGGTGCAGATGCAAATCCTTGGGGAATTCACTGTTATCGCGCTCCGTTCGCCAATGATGGTGGCAATGATATCAAGATCACTAACGTAATGATGGCTAACATCTCGCATGGTATCTATATGGATGGCAGCGAGCGTACCGTCATTGATGGAATGTACGGAAACCCACTAATTCAAGGAATTAAGGCCTCGCAGCAATTCGATGTCATCCGAGTCCACAATGTTCACTTCTTTCCGTTTTGGGGAACTGGGCTTAATTTCACTGGCTTGCAGAGCAGGGCTTGGAACGCCTGGACCGGGGCTTGGGCGACGGCTTTCTGGTTTGGTCGTGTTGACAACCCGATCGTTTCGAACTTTTTCACCTTTGGCTATCGTATTGGTCTCAGCTTTAATCAAGAAGCTGGCCCATCCAGTCCAGGGACTACAAGCCTATTGCAAGGCCTTAATCTTGGGTTTGATGATGCTATCTTTGGTATAATGGTGAATACAGGTGCTTCTGGCACTACCATGCAGCTGTCCAATTTATACTTCACAGGTGCCGCTGATGTAAGTACTGGTATTGATACCTTTGGTCTATTCCTTCAAGACCCAAGCTTTTCACAAGTTCAGATGGAAAACGCTGAATTTCACAATTCTGATTATGCAATATACAATGGTGGAGGTGGGGCCGCTGGGACCGGAAACAGTATTACTGGCACGAACTGTAGTTTCAGCTTTGGTGGCTATGCTCGAGGAAAGAATTACCCTGCTATAACTTCCATCTCGCCAAGTATCGCATCAATATTTGGTGGCTGGCAAACACTTGTAGGCCATCCATTCGCGTCCGGTCTCGTTACCTTAACTGGCCCTTCGCTTGGTGCAGACCCTTCGATTTGGGCCGTGAACACCAACAACGTCGAGGGCCTTTATCAGAACAATGTCGGACAGGTCGGTTTCCGCGCGGGTGCGCTCGGCGTGACGGATGGAAGCGCTGCGGCGGCGGGTATTATCGGTGAGTATGTTCCCTCGTCCATAGCCGCGCCCGGTACGACACTGACAAGCGCGGCCGCGAAAGATGTTACTTCAATCATTCTTCCGGCTGGTGATTGGGATGTTCGGTTCTCTGTATCATTCCGTGCGGCAACCACAACGACCGTAACTTTTCTTCAATCATCTATTTCTGCAACACTAAACACAATGGACTACACACCGGGGTCTGCTACTCAGCAATCGTGGATGGGTCAAACGATTGGGTCTATTGGTGATGTAACGCAGAATGTTGGTCCTGTCAGAATTTCTTCAAACGGATCAACGACAGTTCATGGCGTTGTCCTTGCTGGTTTTGCAACGGCGGGCTGCACAGCTTACGGCCTACTGTCGGCCCGGCGCGTTAGATAAGGAACTGAAAAATGACAGTTTCATCGACCTTAAGCAAGATCATCTATCAGGGCAATGGGTCTACGACGGCTTTCAACTTCCCGTTCCCCGGCGTCGCGGCCAGTGATCTTCAAGTTTATTACACTGATCTGTCTGGTATTCAGACCCTTCTTTCGCCCGCACAGTATTCAGTCGTTCTCAACCCACCGCTTTCACCGAACCCAACTGGCAGCGGCGGAACGGTCAATTACCCTCTGACGGGTTCACCTATTGTTGCTGGCACGTTCCTAACAATCTTGCGGGTGCTTCCGCTAACACAGCCCGTCTCGCTTGCCAATCAAGGGACGCTCTATCAACAGGTCATTGAAAGCGAGTTTGATAATTTGCTGATGCAACTGCAACAGATCAACGAGGTTTTCGTACGGGGCCTCGCCGTTGCTGTCAGTGATCCGACGCCTAATCCACTTCCGCCAGTCGCGCAGCGGGCAGGGCAGTTCTTGGCTTTTGACTCGAACGGTAATCCGATTGCGGCGCTTGCATCGCCTGGAACTGTTCCGATCTCCGTAGCGATGCAGCCGGTCGTCGCGGCCTCAACGATTGCGGCGGCGCAAGCCCTTCTTGGAATTGCACCGTTTCCAGCTGGACTTGAAGCACCTTTCGCTGGCCTTATCGCCCCGTCCGGCTGGTACTTTGAATATGGTCAGGCTGTTACCCGCGCAGGGGACGGTCCACTACTCGCGGCTATTGCCCCCACCTTTGCTTGCACAATAACCAGTGGCCTTACTACCGTCACTGGCATCTCCTCCACTTTGGGTATGTATATCAGTATGCCGGTTGAGAGCGCGGCCTTCTCGCCGGGCACCACCGTCGCTTCGGTCAGCTCGCCTACAAGCATCACGATAAGTGCCCCGGCAATTTCCAATGGCTCGGCTTTCCAGGCCTTCCCCTTCGGGAATGGCAACGGTTCCACAACCTTTAATATCCCTGATGGTCGCGGTGTTGTCTATGCTGGCAGTGATAATATGGGTGGAACGGCGGCGAACAGGCTGCCAGGCTTCTCTGGCGTCAGTGGTATGTTTGGAACGCAAACTCATACGCTTACGAACGCTGAAATGCCATCGCATCAGCACGCTGTGTTTTTGAAAGACCCGCAACATACACATACTGAAAGTGGAACTGTGTCTGTTGGGTCCGTCGGAACAAATGCTGTTATTAGCAATGTTGCTGGACCTCCGGCCGCTGGAATTATCCAGCCATCATCGACGGGTCTTACTATCGGAAGCGTCAATGGCGTAGCCAACGACAACCAAACTGCTCTTCTCGGAGGTGGCGGTGCCATGTCCCTCGTCCAGCCCACCTCAACTCGCAACATGATTATTAAGAGGTGATCCATGCCAAGCAAATCTGGAAAGCAAGCTCGGTTCATGGCAATGGTCGCGCACGATCCATCAGCAGCGCGCCGGGTCGGTGTTCCGCAGAGTGTCGGGAGAGAGTTCAATCAGGCTGATGCCAAGACCGGCATTTTAAGGAAAAAGAAGAAAGGGAATAAGTAATGGAAGAAAGAGCTTCGTCCGAACTTAGTCTGGAGCGAATGGGTCGTGAGTTGAAAACGATCCGAGAGTCGCTCAGTAAGGTTATCAACTACATGGTTGATGCCGAGTCTGAAATTCCGGAGAAGATGCGACGGTTCGTCACATATATGCACTGCCTTCACGACATTGCCTATATGTATGAGGAGCGCGGCCATCCAGTTCCTCAGTACGTCCTTCGAGAGATGGAACGGTGCGACGACCGCTACCGACAGTTGCTTACAGCGTCTCATTCGGACGGCGGAACCTTCGAAGTCGTTCGGCGTGAAATGGCAAAAGACCCACTCAATCGGTGGGATCACACAAGGCAAATAACATCGGAGAAGGGAACATGAAACAAGGTCATGCACACTCGAGTGGCCCGGCCAGTCATAAGGTCGAGCCAAAAGCGCAAGCAGTTAATGTGCCCACCGTTGCCCAGAAGGGAATTGCGGTAGCCTTCGAGAAGAAGGAACTCTTCAAAGGTCGAGGCTATGAGGCCCCGAAGGCCGGGGGCGAGGTTCATCACTGTGGTTCACAAGGGAAACACTAACATGGCAAGGGATATTCTTAGCGAGTTCGGCCCTGACAGGCCAGCGCACAAGGAGTCGCATGGAAGCAGCGGTCTCGCCACTGGCGGCGGCCAGCCGGTGAAGCACGACGTTCACAACTACGCCATGCCACAAGGTCCGACGAACATTCACGACGCCGCCTCACCGGGCCTCAAAGGCACGAACTGGGGTAACAGCGGGACGCAGGGACCGCCAATGCCGAAAGAAGCCGAGATTGGCGAGGCCGGCATCTCGCATGAGCATCATCCTCACGGCTCACAGAGGTAAGTCATGACCGCGGAAGTCGATATTGCTAACCGAGCGCTATCGGCTATCGGAACACGCTCGCAAATCGCGGCGCTGACGGAGGCCTCGAACGAAGCGAACCAAGTGAACCTTTTGCTTGATCCGCTTCGGGATGAGCTTCTCCGTTTGGCGCCGTGGGGCTGTGCAACGAACTATGCCAACCTGACCCTGCTTTGCGCAGCGCCCGGTACACCAGAGAACCCAACTGCAAGCCCGGCGGTTTGGTCCAAGGGCATCCCACCGCCGGGATGGGCCTACGAATACGAGTATCCAAGCGATTGCTTGCGCGCCCTATGGATCGTTCCACAGTTCGCAACGGGCTTCACCTCAGGTGTCCCGATTACGACAGCGGTGACGGGTAGCGCGGTGAGTTTCTGGAACGGCCCGCCGGTCAAGTTCAGGATCGCGATAGACCAGATCACTGATGGCGTTCCCGCTGTTGGCGGGGCCGACACTAAGGTCATCTTGACCTCGCAGGAACAGGCCATTCTGTGCTATGTGAAGCAGGTAATTAACCCTGACATTTGGGACTCGCAGTTTCAACAGGCCCTCGTCGCGGGTCTTGCAGCCCGGCTTATCATGGCGTTGATAGGCGACAAAGGCCTCGCTAATCAGAAGCTGGTCGAGGCCAATGGGTATATCACTCTTGCGAGACAGGGTGATGGGAACGAAGGCCTGACTGTGAACGACGTTACGCCGGACTTCATTCGGCAGCGCGGGATAGCTTATTCCGGTGACGGATACTCCCCAAACAATATGTTTGATTGGGGACCGATGCTAACACTATACTGATACATACCCACCGGCAACCGGGAGATATGGCTCATTGTCTGAGAACCGCATCCAGACCTCTTTCGCGGCAGGGGAATTAGCCCCGAGTATATTCGCGCGCACGGATCTGAGTAAGTATCACTCAGGCGCGGCGGTTCTGCGGAACTTCTTCGTTGATTACCGATCAGGGGCATCGACCCGGCAGGGCTCAAAGTTCATCATTCAGGCCCTGATCTCGAATAAGCCGGTCCGACTTATTCCATTTCAATATTCCACGATCACCTCTTATATGCTCGAGTTTGGTGATTTCTATGTGAGGTTCATTAACAACGGGACGTCAGTCCTCGAGTCCGGCTTCGCGATTACTGGTGCAACGGCGAGCAGTCCAGGGCAACTCACCGTCACCGGCAACAACTTCGTCGATGGCGACTGGATCTTCGTTCAGGGTATCAACGGGGCGACAGGCTATAACGGGCGCTATTACCTCGTGAGCGTTTCCGGCGCGACGGTCACGCTGTCAGATGTAAACGGGGTGCCGATCAACGCTGGAAGCTTTGGCATCTATACCTCCGGCGGAACGGCCTCGCGGGTTTACAAGCTTGCCTCGCCCTACGCCGCGGCGGACTTGGCGTTGTTGAAGTTCACGCAAAGTGCGAGTGTGATGACGTTTGTGCATCCAAACTATCCACCGACGACGCTGAGTCTTATTAGTCCGACGAATTGGGTGTTCTCCACGATTGTGTTTGGAACCACTGTTCTTCCGCCGAGCGGTGTTGCCGCTGCTATCACAGGCGCGGCTGGTTCAACTGACTATGCTTACGTCGTGACCTCTATCGACGATAGTGGGCAGGAAAGCGTAATGTCCTCCCCTCCCGCGACGATAGTCAATGGGATTGATATCGGTGCAACTGCTGGAACAGTGACACTCACCTGGGTCGCGGCGACCGGGGCGGTCTCCTATAATATTTACAAGGCCGAGATATCCTTCGCCGGTCCTGTCCCTTCCGGTGCGGCCTTCGGCTTTATTGGCTCCGCGACCGGCACGACCTTCATTGACTCGAACATCGTGCCAGACTTCGCGACGACCCCGCCGATAGTCGATAATCCATTCACTGGAGGCAACAACCCCGGCACGACCTGCTACTTCCAGCAGCGCCAGGTGTACGGAGGATCAAACTCGCAGCCCCAGACCTTCTGGATGAGTCAGCCAGGCGCGTTCAATAACTTCAATTTAAGCGATCCAACCCAACCTGACGATGCAATTACTGGTGCTCTTATCAGCCTTCAGGTCAATGCGATCAAATCAATGCTGCCAATGCCAGGCGGCCTTGTGATCTTGACCTCGAAGGGCGCATGGCAGGTGTCAGGTGGGGGCAACGCCTCAACTACTGGTATCACCCCGGCGAACGCCACCGCTGTTCCACAGGCCTACAATGGCGCATCAGAACTCCCACCGATAGTCGCTAACTACGATATCATTTTTGTTCAGGCCAAAGGTTCTATTGTTCGAGACCTTTCGTATAATTTCTATGTTAATATCTATACAGGCCAGGATATTTCCATTCTGTCAAACCATCTTTTCCTCGGTCGTCAGCTTAAAGAGTGGGCCTACGCGGAAGAGCCCTTCAAGCTTGTTTGGGCTGTTACAAGTGATGGAGCCATTCTATCCCTGACCTTTGTTAAGGAACAGGAGATCTATGGGTGGGCGCGGCATGATACGCTTGGACAGTATCAGTCCGTGGCGTCAATAACTGAGGGCCAGGTCGATGCGATCTACACTGTCGTGAAGCGATATCTCGGTGGGCAATGGGTTCAGATGATCGAAAGGTTTGCAGATCGCGCCTTCCCATATGGTGCAGAGGATGCTTGGTCAGTTGACTGTGCGATCCAGTCGATCATGCCAACCCCGGCGGCCAATCTCACCGTGAGCGCGAGTACTGGCCTCGCGACCTTCACTGCCGATCAGAACGTGTTCTCGGCGGGAAGTGTTGGGAGTGTCCTACGGGTTGGTGGCGGGATAGCGACGATCACGGTCTACGTGAGTCCAACAGTTGTACAGGGCAATATCACTCAGCCAATCACCGCGACCCTCGCGAACGATCCGAATAAGACACCGCTCCCGGCGGCCTCCGGCAGTTGGTCTTTGACCAAGCCTTCGTTGACCTTTACCGGCCTTGATTACCTTAATGGTCAGACCGTCTCGATCCTCGCGGACGGAAGCGTGATAGCACCACAGGTCGTTAGTGGTGGAGTGATTACACTGGCGCAACCAGCAACGAAGGTCGTGGCGGGCTTGGCTTTCCAGGCCCAACTCCAAACGATGTACCTTGATGTAGGCGAGCCGACAATACAAGGTAAGCGCAAGAAGATCAACGCCCTGACTGTTCGCGCCGCGAATACGAGGGGGCTGAAGGCCGGACGGACCTTTGCCACAGTGATCCCGATCAAGCAACTCACTGAGACTATCCCGCTTAACGGAGTGATCCCGCTTTTGACCGGCGACGCTCGTATTGTCATGGACCCGCTGTGGGATGTTCCAGGGCAAATTTGCATACAGGTCGACGATCCCTTGCCGGCCACTGTTCTTGGTGTGATCCCTGAGATAACTCAAGGAGACACAGCCAAATGACAGTTCAGGTTCTTTCCGCAACAGAGGACGACCTTGCGGCGGTCATCAAGCGAAGCGTTTATGCTGGAAAGAAAGATGAAATAAAGATGGTGCAGCTTTATTTCCGGCGCTCGATCTTCGTGTGGGCGGGCTTTTCGGACGGAGTACCAGTCTGCATTTGGGGCCTTATTGCCCCGACGATCCTTAATGATAGGGCCTATCTGTGGTTGCTCGTGAATGATCTCGTCGATAAACATCAGTTCACCTTCGTCCGCCATTCGCAGATGGAAGTCAAGAAGATGCTGAAGATTTATCCGAGGATAGTTGGCCATGTTGTCGAGCGCGAAGAGCGGTCAAAGCGCTGGTTGAAATGGCTCGGAGTGCGCCTTGGTGCCCGGCACGATGGCTTCATCGACTTTGAATTGAGGAGTGCCTGATGGCTGACCCGGTAACACTAGGGATCATGGCAGTTGGGACTGCTGTCAGTGCCTATGGCAAGATGCAAGCCGGCGCTGGCGAAGAGGCCATGTATAACTACAAGGCTCAGGTCGCGGCGATCAATCAGGATATCGCGAATAAGAACGCGATCTATGCGGGTAAGGTCGGGGAGACTCAGGCACAGACTGTTGGGATGCAAACGAGGTATGATATTGGTACGGAAAAGACTCAACAGGCCGCGAGTGGTCTCGATGTGAACAAGGGCTCCGCGGTTGATATCCGAGCCTCGCGGGCCGAGGTCGGCGCGGAAGATGTTGCGGTGACGAGGGCAAACGCGGCCAAGACGGCCTACGGATATCGAACTCAGGCAATGGGATTTCAAGCGGAGTCGGCAATACAAACCGCAGCGGCGCGAAACACGGCAACAGCCACTCAGTTCAATGTCGCCTCGACGATCCTAAGCGGCGCGAGTGGTATCTCTGATAAGTGGACTAAGATGGCCGGTACTGGCCTCAACGTTCCTCAAAACCCGATAGTGATGTAATGCCACAGGTTCCTTACGAAGCAGCACCGAAGGTCGGGGTCTCCCAACAGGGAACGCCCTACATGAATGTGCCAACAACTCCGGCGGCGTTCGGGGTTACTGTTGGACAGGCCGAGGCGGGCTTTGGTGATGCGATTGAGAAGGCGGGAGAAACTCTTGCTACTGATCGCATTTATATTCAGCAATTTAAGAACTCTGCTAATGTAGATAATGCAGCCGCAGCAAATTTCAAGGCTCGCGGCGATCTTGATAACCAGTTTCGTTTATTGTCAGGCGATCAACCGCAAGCGAAACTAAACGATCATATTGCAGCACTGGAAAAAGCGAGACAGGCCGGCGAGGACTCACTAACCAGTCCTGTTGCGAAGGAGGCTTATAGAAAGGAAACGATTAGACAGTTTGCTTATGACGCGGTTAATGCTGGCAATCATGCCGCAACTGAGATGAAGAAGTTTAAGAGGGAAAGCGCAATCGCTTTGGAGAACGAGAAAATTGACGCGATGATAGCTGATCCGTATAATGTGCAGTTAAGAGAAGATACAGTTAAGAGTTTAATTGAAACTCAACACGCTCAAGGTTTGGAGGATGGTCTTAGCCAGCCAGCCGCGACTGATAGGATGAACAAGAGGATTGGTGCGGCCATCAGCAAGGTATCTGCCGCGTTGGCGAATACTGATCCAGATGCGGCGGAAGATCTTGTTAAAGCTTACAAGGGAAAGCTTCCTGAGTCCATTTACGCGCCGGCTCTCGAGGCCGTTCGGAAGAAGGGAATTGATGTTCGCGCCACTATGACAGGGCAGGCTATTGGGTCTGAACAGGGCGCAGTAGCGAATGTGCCGGGAAGCTTTATTGCAGGAATTAAGCACTCCGAAGGATTTATGCCGGTAGCAAAATGGGATTATAAGCAGAATACAAATGGTTACGGAACCAAGGCACTTTATCCCGGAGAACAGATTGATAGAGCAACTGCACAGGCGCGGTTCGAGTCCGAGATAACTCACGCTGCAAGCATTGTCGATAAAGTAAGTCCTAATCTTGATCCAGGGACGCGGGCCGCGTTGATCTCTTTGACATTTAATGCTGGTGATAAATGGGTCACCTCAGGGTTGGGTGATAAGATTAGGGCTGGCGATATCGAGGGTGCAAAGGCATCCTTTGTTCAGTATGTGAAGGCCGGTGGTGTGGATAATCCGGCGCTCTTGGCGCGGCGCATGCGAGAGGCTCAGTGGTTTGGTCAGGGCGGAACAGGGGCAGGACCACAGGCAGAAGTCAGTGCCGCGCAACGAATTGAAAATCTTGCTAACGAATACTATCCTGATGATCCTGTTTCTCGTGCAGAGTTTATTGTTAAGGCACAGGGGGCGACTTCACGACAGTCTACATTCCAGCAGAAACAACAGAACATAGAGAAAACACAACTCCAAAATCAAATCCAGACCACTCTTAATGTTGAAAATCCGACAACACAGCGGAAGCCAATCTCTGATGCAGATGCGAGAGCGGCCGATCCTGACTTTGATACGAAACTGACGAGGCTGCTTGAAATTAACCCGCACTATCGTCACACGCTCGATCAGGCCTATTTGGCAAATGCTAATCAGGATAATCCCGACTCGATGCCGAGGCGAATGGAGTATGAACGATGGCGGGGAAGTTCGACAGAGAGTAGAATGGGCTACGATGCTAACGCGGCCTTTAATCAAGGGAAGATTACAAATAAGGCACGCTTGGATATCATTGCGGAGCAAAGCAAGACACGACATACTGCTGAGGAGGATAATCGCGCAGATCTTATTCTTAACCGGCATCGCGCTGCGACTGACGCGGAGAAGGCCTTCCCGAGTAGAACTAATAAGGCTGCAAACGAACGATACGAACAGTTCCGTGGTGCATTAATTATGGAACTGAAGAAGGCGGAGGCCGGTGGTATTCCGGTTAGGAAACCTGAAGAAGAGGATAAGATAATTAGCAATATCATTCACTCCAGAGTTAAAACTGGACAACAACACTGGTACGGAGGTGATATTACGGCTCCACTGTATCAAGTTGAAGGTGATGAATATCGAAATAGCAATCTTCCACCGATTGTGGTTAAGTCAACAGAAGAGGCAAAAGCACTTCCTCCTGGCAGACAGTATATTCTTAATGGTATTCAAGCCACTAGATCAAGGCCCTCGCAATGAAGAATGAGCTTGGCGATGATGTTCTTGAGGCACCAACTCCTCGAGGCCCGGCAGGGCCAAGCGGGACAGTTAATGAACTTGGCGATCCAATTATGGAGTCGCCTCATAATGGCAACATTGTTCAGGGCGTTTCGACTCCACCGGAGAGGGCCGCAAAGTCCATTGATATCTCAAATAAGTCCGGTATTCCCTCTCCTATTGTCCATCTTGACCCTGAGAGCTACGAGCGTGATTATAATATTGACCAAGGCGTCGCCGCTGCGTATAGAAACCCCTACACGCAAAACTATATTAACACCTTCCCGCTTGCATCGTCAGTCTCGCAGGACGATTGGCCTGCACTAGATCGGGCCTCGCAAGCTGTTCAACAGCTTCATCCTGACGGCCTGGGCAAGCAAGCCGAAGCGGGCTTGCTTCTCAAGGCTCCTGAAATGGCAGCACTGGCTGACCTTGCGGCTGGCAGACGACAATTCTTGGATATAGTGCAAGACAAGTCGTTCTCTGGTGAATTTAGAAAACAGCTTCTCTTGTCACAGACAGCGACGTTCAGCCCGCTTGACATTGCAATGAGCAAGCTGTCGGAGTGGTATGGAAAGGGTATCTCGGCGGCAACTGGAGGGTTGATACCACCGGAGGAGGCCGAGAAGTCTTTGATGGCGCTTGGCGGTGGTAAGGTCGCGAAGGCTCCGATAGCAGTGCCAACTGATGTTGAGGGCTTTCTCAGTACCCTGCGAGGTCTGAAAGACCGTGGCGCGATTGAAGAGTTTCTGGCGCGTCGAGCGCGAGGCGAGGTCTATGACGATAAGACTAAGACTTGGTCAGGAACGCCAAGTCCGCAAACAGAAAATCAGTTAAAGATTGAATACGCGAATAACGCTGCGATGAAGGCGAAGGAGGCTATTGAAGCCGTTGGCGAGACCAAGACTGCCGGAAGATCTCAACCAGCGATTGATGCTTGGGCGGCGGCGCATGACGAGCACGGAACAGTGCATATTCCTGGCACAAAACTCATGGAGGTCTATAAGGCTGCCGGCAAGATACCGATGGTTGGTGACGGCCTCTTTGGGTTCGTTCCCGGCCTCGCACAGAAGATGGAGACGACAGCGGAACTCGGGACGGAGGTCTCGATCCCGGTTACGAAGTATATTGCCAATATGGCGAACCATCCTGAGGTTCACGATCAGGTCGCTGACGTTGCGCGGTGGCAGCCGAAGGGGACGACGCTGGAGGAGGCGAAAGAATTTGGAAAGGCAGAGCCGGAGAAGGGGCCAGCCGAGCCAACGGCAGAAACAGCACCAGTAGCAGGACCTGAGAAGGATAAACAGGTTCTCGAGGCCGTTGCCAAAGAGAGCAATTCTTTAAGCACCTCGAAGCCTGAACTCTTTACTAAGCCATTTATCGAAGATGCGGAGACCCTCGGCGTTACCAAGGGTGAGCTTAAACGCTACGCTGATCTAATTGATCGCGCCAATGAGGCCAAGCTGACTAAAGCTGTGGCGTTCGCGGCGCGGGAGGTTAAGCGACGACAAGGCCCTGAATGGAAGAGCAATCAAGATGAGATACGCTCAGAGGTTGAAACAGACTTCCGATCCAGACCTGACCTTGCGGCTGATAGATACCTGCGGACCGGCGATCTTCCGTCTGGAATATCAGTCGAAAAGGTTAAGCTTAATAGAGCGGAGGTTGAAAAGATCGCTGGCAAGGGCGCGCTCGCTAAGTTCGCCACTGATGAAGAGGGCGCTAACCTTAATGTACTCGCGAATACTTTTGGCTTCAAGGACGCGCCAGATCTTATTCGTTCTTTGGACGCCCTTGATAAGGCACGGAAGGCGGCTGATAAGGGACCGAAGGCCCACACAGACCAACTAATCAAGGACGAGACAGGAAGGAGAATGGAAGAGAAGTATGGGAACCTGAATGAGAATATTGCACTGGAGGCGAGTGCAATGGCACTGGCAGATCATGAGGTTGATCTGTTGTCGGCACAATGGAGGATGCTCGCGAAACTCAACGGAAAGGAGCCTCCAGTTCAGTTGGATAACTTGAAGTCGTGGGCCAAGGACCAATTTGATCAGGCAGAGGTCTCACAGGTTAGCTATGAGACCTTCCGGCGGGCGGCTGAGAAAGGTGGGCGCGAGGTCGAAAAGGCCATGCTCAAGCAGGATTGGGCAGAGGCACTGAAACAAAAGCAGAGCCAGACCTTAAATGTTATTCTCGCGAAAGAGGCAAAGGCTTTTGAAAAAGAACGAGCCTCGCTTGATAAGCTCGTCGATAAGTATAAGAGCGATGCTAACCTGCCTAGGGTCGATCAGGCCTTCACCGATCAAATCCACGGCCTCTTGCAGATGTATGATGTGGGGCTGAAACGAACCCGGCAGAACATTGACTACAATCTTGATGGAAAGACTTGGAGCGATTTCGTTGACGAGCAGAACCGCAATGGTTCATTGCTGCCAAAACCGTCCTTACCGACTCCCGGTGCGGGCCACAATGGAGGGCCTCCGCTAGGGATCGAGGACTTCACTGTTAGTCAGTTCAGGGACTATGTGAGCTTGCTTAAAAGTCTCGATCATAACGGACGGGTCGCGAAGCAGATCGAGATTGCTGGAAAGAAAGAGGACTTTTTCCAAGCCATAGATAAGATCACGAAGAACTTAGATACACTCGAAAAAGAGAATTTCGATCCTGATGCGAAGGGGCCAATCAGTGCATTGCGACGGATGGGTCGCTATGTTGACTCGAAGCTCTTGAAAGCCGAGAAGCTCTTTGACTGGATTGATAAGGAGGACCCGCTCGGCCCGATGAACTCTGCGGTCCTGAGAGGATTGATTGAAGGAGAACAGAACAAAGGGTTTATGATTACGAAGCTCGCTAAAATGGCAGATGCCCTTCCTAATAATCGGGCTTGGGGCAAGGCATTAAATGACCTTGCAGATAATCAAGAGCTGCGCGACTTTGAAACGGGCGAGCTGATTAAAGTCACGAACGAGAATAAGATTTCAATGGCCCTGAACTATGGGAACATGGGCAATCGGAATGTAATGCTGAGAGGGCATCATTGGACTGAAACTGACGTAGAGGCGTTCCTCAATCGTACAATGACTAAGATGGATTGGGACGTTGTTAATGCTATCCATGATCTATTCAAGCCACTCGGACCATTAGTCGAGGAAGTGACGAGAAAGCGATCGGGACTGGCAATACCGCTGGTCGAGGGCACTCCGTTTCTTAGCTCGAAGGGCGGATACTTTCCGCTGATCCAGAACCCAAGGGACATTCTGATTGGGGCAAAGCAATCCACGGACTTGTTTGATAAGACTAAGTTTGACCCGTTGCCAATGTCGCAAGCGCTTAAGCAGCGAACTGGTGCGGTCTATCGGTTGGACTTTAGTTTGAACCGACTACACAGTATTATATCGCAGACCGTCCATGCGGTGTATATGCAGGACCCTGTGATTAACGCGAATAAAGTTATAAAGGACCCGCTTGTGCGTGAGGGCGTTGCGAACGGATTTGGACCTGAGTACGTTAAGATGATGGATGATTATATCAGGGACGTTGCAAACAATGGTGGACAGGATGATGACGCGACAGCCTCCTGGGTCAGTCGAAACCTAAGAGAGAACGTCACGACAATGCTGATGGGTTACAAGGTTTCGACCGCACTGATACATGGCGGGTCGGCCGCTGCGGCATCGCTCTACGAGATGGGTAAGATGCACTTAGAAGAGAAAGGACCGAAGGCGTTTGTGCTGGCACCAGCGGAGTTGATTAAGAACATTAAGGCTCTTGGCCTCGATCAATTTCTGCCGGAGGAGACCCGGCGGTTCTTCTCCAGTTCATCGAACGTGCTAAGCACTTATGAAGAAGTTATGAGCAAATCGAGAGAGTTGCCAAACCGGCAGAGAGCCTTACAGAAGGACTTTGGCTTTCAGTTAGGCAAGCTCGTTAACAAGGATATGATGGACGACATTATGCAACTGCGAGCCTATCATCAGGCCTATGCTATGTCGTTGGTTGGCTATCTCGACTTGCTTACTGCAACGCCGGTATGGAAAGCTGCGGAGGCAAAGGCCTTGCTAGAAGGTCATGAGCCAGACGATGCAATTTACATTGCTGACAAAGCGGTTAGAGAAGCACATGGCTCAGCGTCACTTGTCAGTCGCGCCAATATAGGACGAGGTGAGATAAACAAGTGGATGACCATTGCTTACAATGGCTATTGGAACCATAACTACAATAAGTCAAGAGAGGTCTCGAATGTTCTTACGGGAAGAGCTGGTGGGCCATCGGAGCCCCCACCGCCGGGATTTGATACAGGGCCAAATTTTGGTGGCGAAGATGGTGGCGGATCGAGGTACTCTCGTTCTATGAAGTTCGCCCTCGCGGCAGGGTTTATGACTGCGATGGTTGTGGCCCCGGCCCTCGTTCATCATGCTGTTCGCGGGGACGAGGCAGAGACAACGGAGGGCGCAATCCTTGGAATGTTGCTTTCACAGACCGGCGGGCAAGTCCCTCTCGTCAACACTTTAATGTATAGCTTCATTCACAATCGCGATCCCTCGATCTCTCCAATAGAAAATGTGCTGCGCGCTATTGTCAATGTAGTGCGTGATGCGAAAAAGCTCGCTAACGGTGATGACCCGGCTCGACCTTGGACACATGGCGCACAGGCCATTGGCTATTTAACAGGTCTGCCTCCGACACAGCAACTCATTGATGGACTTAATTTTATGAATGATGTAGTTAATGGGGATCAAGATCCTGATAGTATTGGCGAGTGGGCTAATGGATTATTAACTGGTAAGACACAACCAAGGAGGTAAGAGATGCAAAATCTAGGACTCGTTCTTCTCGCGTTTGCTTTCGTTTGTGCGTGTCTCGCGTCACGAGGTATTGGCGCTCCCAACTGGTCACTCGGCTGGTTGGCGATCGCCTTCTGGATCGCTAGTGAACTGTTCGCTGGCGTAGGTAGGATGCTTGTTCATTAACAGGAAAGGAAAGACTATGGACCACGAAGATGTACTGACGCTTTTGAAGGTTGTCGCGTTGGCGAAGGACTATCCGAACCTTAGGGCCCTCCATGATTTGGCAATGGGCTTGCTGTCCGACAAGGCGGTGGAGGCTCAGAAGGAACTCGACAAGCGGGCCAAAGCGAAGGCCGAGGCAGAGGCGAAGGCCAAGGCCGAGGCCGACAAGAAGGCTGCTGAGGAGAAGAAAGCTGCCGACGCGAAGAAAGCAGCTGACGACAAGGCGGCGGCGCAGATTGCAGCGAGGCCTGTAGAGACGGCTCACACGACAACGCCGACTCATCCGGTCCCGCAGCAGTAATGTTTACCGCTGGCGCGAAGGCGATACATAGCTTCGCGGAGAGCATGAAGGCACAGCCGTTGGCGATGGCACTCGTCATCATCAACGTGCTGTTCCTTGGGGCGGCGGTACTGGTCATGCGCGACGTAGCGACCAATGCGAAAGTGCGAGATGCGGCAGAGGTTCAGCTACTCACGAAGGTCTTGCAGGACTGTGGGCTCAAGCCTAATAAATGAAGTCGGGTTTTGGCAAAGGTATGTAGTGTGGCGAGCCATCTACGAAGGTGAGCTTCAGCTCCTTCGAGTCGCACATCGTTTGAATAACCTTGCTGATAGTCCATGAGTCCACTCGGTCTCGAAGGAACGTGACGAGGACTGAGGCGCTGATCGGGGCCTTCCCGTTTTTATTGTAAAGCCTGATAAGATGGAAATGAAGGTCATCCATGTGACGACCCTCCGTTGTCACTCCTGCTGACACGAATAAGTCTCCCATGTTCGCCTCGGCCTCGAGAAGCCATCTACGAGCGGTATGGAAATTGTCCAAGGTAATGTTAAGACTGTCGGACTGAGCCGCTGATGCGACCATGCACAGTTTGAGAACGTGGGCCAGTCGGCGTGTGTTATAATGTGTCAGCTTTCGTTGAGCCGGGACTGGTGGACACAGGTTCGTATTCCAATCTTCAATAGCCTCCATAGCGCGCCCATCCCAGGTAACCTCACCAGAAAGCTTGTTAATCTTTCGGAGATCAATCGTTAGATCATGGAAGAGCTGCTCGTGTTCGAGGGCATTTTCCCTGTTGCCAAACACACTGCCGGGCTTGAACTCACCGGAGAAGATAAAGATCGTTCGCGAGGTAAAGCCTTGGTCCCAGGCTCCATCAGGTAGGGTGCTGTTAAGATAGCTAGGGGTGGTGCCACCGATGATAGAAAGAAGTGGGAGTTCTATCTTGATATGATTGACCTTGCCAGTGCGGCGGCGCTCCTCGTAGAACTCCCCATCGTAGAGCTTTGTGAGGGTGTTCATGAAGGCCGGGTCATAAGAGGGGAGGAACACTCCGAGTTCGGACCCGATCACCTGAAGGGAATTGAATATGGTCTTGACCGGCTTGTAGATGACTCGCGGGGCGAGAACCAAAGAGTCGATTAACGAGGCGGTGGTGACTGACGAGGGTGCGATGTGCATCTCGCTTTCTGAAAGCGGATCGCTGACTGACCGGGCCATTCGCTCTGAGCGCTTCAAGACCTCGGATTTGCCAAGGCCGGGCGCTGCGACGAGCACAATGTAAAGGTTAGGGAATAGGCGTGAGCCCTTGGTAAATGCCCATACCTTGCGTTCCATCGCAGAGGATATAAGTCCTATCGCGGCCCATCGCTGAAAGATCGCCGGGCTTTGAATTGCAGAACAGTTACGAATAAAGGACTCTATCCAGTTGGGTAGCCGCCGGGACGATTTGCCTTGTTCTTCCATCGCCACCCTTGTATTTCCTTAGACCATCAGGATTGTCGGGGGCTTCGACTGACCAGTTCCAGCCCGTCTTAGCTTCGGAGGGGATTAAGAGTTCGCGATTGTGAAGAAGTGGAACGGGGACTTGAATGGCTTTAAGGACCTGAGGTAGGACTGTATCTTCTTGTTCTTCGGGATATTGGATTAGAATTGCATCATGGATTTGGAGAAGCAACTGACAAATTCGGAGTCGCCAGACTTGTAACATTCCTCTGTTAAGAATGTCGCCGACTGATCCCTGCGGATCGTATGCAATGGCTTCTCTGACAGTCGCATCGTCGTTGCGCCTACCAAAAAACCAGCGGCGGCGGCCAGTAAGAGTAGTAAGATTGCCCGTAGTGAAAAGCTCCTGCGCAACGTGGCCATGCCAGCGCTGGTGAGCGGGGAAGGCGGTGAAGTAGGCAGACTGGAAGGCGGCGATAAGTTTCGCGTCGAGCTTTGTATGCTTGGCCATAGTGTAAGGCTTGCCGTTGTAGTTTGTTCCGTGGCCAAGCACCTTAGCCATGTGTCGATAACTGTGCTGTCGATAGAAAGGTGTCTCAGCCAGTTCTCTGTCACTTTTAAGATCTCCGGTCCAGGCGAGCTGGTTTCCCCATGCGAGCCTACAGACGCTCGTATGAAGATCTCCACTTTCACAGGCATCAAGGTATCTCCCATCCTGAAATAAGTTCCACTCGATCGCGCCGACCAGCCGGGACTCGGCTTGCTCTAGGTCGATGTAAGCGAACTTATGGCCTGGATCAGCAACGAACACCGATCGGAGGCGCTCTTCGATATTTTGGAGATTTGTTCCAGTCCCGAAATCACTGAGCGAAGAACTGAACCGGCCTGTGGTTGTGCCCGCAATATTGTAACTAGTTCGCATCCTCCCATCGCTGTCAATTCCCGTCTTGAGGACTCCGATCTTTTTTCCAATGTCTCTAAGTCCGAGGATATGGCTAACAAGAGGCTGTGCCATAAAGTAATTGTCGAGTTGCTCAAGGGCGTCTCTGTTGACTGTAGGTTCGTAAAACCCCTTGGCGTTGCGTTTTTTAATCGGTGGTAATCCAAGAACTGTATAAAATAGTTCTCGGAGCTGCTTAGGTGATCGCCAGTTGAGAGCCGGTATTCCAATTCCCTCAGATAGAATTCGTTCAAGGTTTCCGGCGATAATTCCGAGCTGGAGTTCGTATTCATGGATTACCTTATCACGAAGCTGCTGGTCCACCAAAACGCCTCGAAGCTTCATCTCGAGGACTGGTGCTTGAAGGGCTTTCTCGAACTCGTAAGTGGCGCGGGTCTGGTTGTCAAGCTGAGGCTTGGTCGCGGCGAGGACCTCGGAGGTCACGCAACAGTCGAGGCCATTATATATCCAGAGCTTCTCCGTTTCGCTGTTGGGCATGGTAAGGACGGAGAGTTCGTGGGTTTTAATGGCTTTCACTGTGGGTCTCTTTAATCAGCATGGCGGCCTAATCCTTGTTCCTGATAGCCGAAGCAATCGAACGTGCTATAGTTGCGGCGTCAGTGTGAAAAACAATCGTTTCTGCTTTATCTTCCGCAATCTTGGCGCACCGCTCGCGCTCAGTGGCCACGGCTTTCAGCACTATTAAATCGACGTGGGCGCTACCGTAGTTTGCCATAGGGCTATTCCTTCAATTCAAGATATTCTGGCCAATCAATCGGCTTCGGGCCAGTAACACCTTTGGCGGGATCGCCACAGACAAGACGACGCAGTTCGGCTTGACGAATGGCAATCTCTCGCTGCAATCTGGTAACCTTCTCAGCGAATGTTTCCACGGTGGGCCTATTCATTCAATCACCTGTTCCCGCTTCCCCTCTAACCATCTCAGCTTCACTGGCTTGCCCAACCTCGCCGCCCGCGTTATCCCGTAGAGCATCCCCGTTGTCACGCCTCGGTCCATGTAGACCGCTATGTAGTCCGCCACTTCGAGCCAGCCAATAGCAGCATCAATACCCTTACGGCGCTCTTCAGCGATTGTATCGTCGAGTATTCCTTTTTGTGTGTATAGGAGATGACTTGCGAACGGACTTTCACCACGATTAAGACAGTCACGGATGCACTGACGGGAGTACTTGACATTGGCAAAGCCTCCAGCGAATGGACTCTCGACGATGACTCTCACGGAGGAAGGTTCCCCACGAGGTTGATAACGAGAGCGCCAGTTGTATTGTTGATTGTGACTTTGAAGATGTTGCCCTTGTCGGTGAGGATAAAGAAGTATCCGTCGAAGGGTACGACCGCTACGATTTTACCGTTAATCATATTTCTTCTCCTGTTTTAAGGCCGTCTATTAAGGCAGATGTAAGAATTCTTATAGTTTCGGCTGCCGAAAGAGTTGCAAGACGAACTTCTTGTGACCACCCTTTACCCGCAAGTGACTCATATTGTTTCTTATTTTCTATTTGAAGGCGCTCGATAACCTTTACCCAATCCATATTATTCATCCCTCTTAATGGTTGTCTTACCGCGCTGACGCATCAACTTCCATGAGGCCTCGTTAGTGTAGACCGAGCCCAAGAACGCAAGACCTTTCTCGGACTCGGGTTGCAACGAGTGATGCAACAGCATTGTGTCGTCTTCATAGTTCACGACAGGTATTCCGTATCCTTTCCATAGGAAATTGATATCATACAGTCCATTCTGTGCAACTTTTCGCTGTGGCGAAGAGAGGACTTTATTAACATATCGCCAGGCTCGACTTTCATCCGTTGCAGTAGGCCAGTAACTTCCATTTGCTGTTCGTGGGTCCACGAAGGGTACAACAATTGCTGAAAGAGGGCCTGGAGCAAATCCAATGCAAGTAATTTGTTGACCGGCGGTCTCAATGTCAAAGGAGATTTCTTCGGCGGGCCGGAGAAAGTTGTCATAGTACCACTCCATTTCGTCTAGGGTTGGCTCGATATAGATAGTTCGCTCAGGTCGTCGAACCTCGGGAAACTCCGACTCGCGGGCGGCCTTGGTAAAGTCGAGGACGGTGACGGCTCGGAGGTCCCACTGGCGCAAGATGGCGGCGGGGTGATAGGTCGGAAGGCACTTGAGCCCCGGAAGTGCGGTAGAAGCAATGACAGTTCCCCTAATCTTGGAGATACCTGTGTTATGTAAAAATGCCCAGGCGGCAGTATTACCAAGCAGTATGGCGATGTTGGGTTTAAGATCTCGAAGTTCTTTGACGACTCGCTGAACCTCAGGGAAATACTGCGGGAGAAGATACTTGCCTGCACGAAGAGGTGGGAAACCGCCCGCCTTCTCCTTCCCGCAAAGGTTCTCAATATCGTTCGACGGGCGCGGGCGCAAGTTGAACACGTTAGTAAGGAAGCAATCCGCACGGTGTATTCCTCCCTCGTTGAGCATCTTCGTGAGTTCCCAACCGGCGGGGCCGACGAAGGGAGCACGTTCGCGTTCCTCGTACTCTCCCCACGCCTCCCCGACGATTGCGATCTTAGTCACGGCAAAGCCTGTTAATGTACCACTGTGCCTTCTTAAGATCAGCCAACCTCTCTCCCTTGAGCGGGGCGCGCGAGAGGTAACGAATAGTCTGACCAACGAGGAAGCCATCGACGGCATTGTAGCTCTTGATGATGTCCTCGATGATCTCGATGGTCTCGAACTTGCCGCCGGTATAGTGTGGCGGGTGGTTAATCATATTAGTTTCAGACTTTTCTTTCTTAGACATTCACTTTCTCCTCAGGGCTCTGGACGTTTTAAGAGTTCGATTGGCCCCTTCCGCGAACTCTTTATTGATTTCTATCCCAAGAACGTATCGCGCGTTAAGCGACTCAGCCGCTCGCAGCGAACTTCCACTACCACAGGTGGGGTCAAGGACAAGACTACTTTCGTCCACAAACATCCTGAAGAAGTTGCGCAGGACTGGTTCGGGTTTGATAGACATATGCTGCGAGCGGTCAGTCGGCGCAGCGTAAGCATTGCTAATTGGAGCGACAATCTTGCGATCACCTCGTGAACCGAAGAACGCTGTTTCATAAATCCTCCGAGGCCCCCGCGACGGATCAGGTAAGATGCCCACGTTGTCGGACTTGAGCCAGATTAAAGGGAAAGGATCAAAAAGTATATCGCTATAACGAGTAAAGTGATCGAGGGTAGAATAGTAATTGTGCATGGAGAACCAAAACATGAAATGACAAGACTCAGTTGTAAGACGATCAAGGTTCCTTGTAAGGCAATTAACCAAATTCCAATAAGTGCTGTCAGTGTCGGCATAGCCACCATGCGTCGGGGCCGACCCCTGATTAAAGCTGTCAGCGCCGATACCATAAGGGAAATCACAATGGATGAAATTGAAACGAGGTCCATCGTAAGCTGGAGCCCACTCCAAGAAGCTAGTATTGAGGACACTTTCAATCTCCTCTCCTTCAAGTGGCTTCGCGATGTTCGCGACGGCGCGGAGTTGGATCAAGGCCTCCTCGTCTTTCCGTGCGCTGGTTCGCTCCGTAATGCCCTTGGCCGTGGAGTACTTTGGAGCCTCAATAACTCTTGGATTACCGGATACCAGTTCCTTGGCAACCACGATCTTGTCAGCAATGGTTTGCTGAGGAATACCCAACGCCACACCAGTATCCTCTTGGGTCCACGTAGGCTCAGAGGCTTTGCGGAGGTTGTGGTAATTGTAGATCGCCTGGCACTCTTCCTGCCAAGTAAGGTTCGACCTCTTAATGTTCTCCTCGAGTTCGATCTCATGAAGGCGCGACTCCTCTAGTTCATCCGTGTATTGAGCAGATATATGAGTATGACCAAGATTAGCACAAGCAGCGAGGCGACGCTCGCCGGCAACCAGGGTGTTCTGTCGGGTGATAACAATAGGATGAATAAGTCCAAGACGATTGATGCTATCAGCAAGCTCATCAAGATTGGGTAGGTCATTACGTTGCCTCCCTTCGCGATCAACGAAGATCGAAGCGATTTCAACGCTGTGAAATTGGCCGGAGGTCATGGTATGGTCCTAACGGTTCCCGGTTAGTATGTATAGAACCCTGCCCCCGGCGGAGTCGGAAAACAACACCGGGGACAGGGCGGGCGACAGGTATGGGTGAGTTCCTGTCTCCCATCTGAAGGGCTAGGAAGAGACCTCTAATCGTCTGCCAACCTTTCGATCAACAGCCTCACGGTCGGTGTTCTGTGAACCGCCGGGGTGGACTCGCACCACCTGTCTCAACCTAACCCCATTTTTAGGCCGTGTTACTCGGGACCGGCCTAAACCTTTGCGGTGTTCTTGACCTGCGCGAACACCTGCTTTCCGTCATCGCTGGTCTGATGGGACAGCGTGACCAGAACCTGCTTTCCCATCGACTCACCGATCAAAGCACTGCGATTGCCCTTCGAGCGATCCAGACCGAGGTTCTCGAAGAACTGATCGAGACGCCATGCGGCATCGTCAGTCAGCCACATGGTATGCTTGACCTTCTTATCCTGAAGGGCCTTCTCCTTCAAAGCATCGTGGAGGGCCTGTTGGTCTACGTCGCCTTGAGCCTGGATGGGCTTCATATTGAAGGTGACGCAGTAGTTGTTGTTCTTCCCCTTCTGGGCGATTTCCGGCTGACCATCCACGATCATGAGGTAAGTGCCGACGGGAAGGGCGGAAGGTGGTTCAGCGTTTGCGGGTTGGTTGAGGATTTCTTGGAACGAGGCCATGTTTCAGATCCTTTCTTCGTGCAGACGTGTTGATTTGATTTTGGCGAGATCTTCTGCGGATTTTTTATCAAGCCTTTGAAGCGCGTTCTCCTCCTTTAGGTCTCGTTGAAACTGCTCCTCTTCGGTTTTGATAGGATCAGTTTCAATCTGATATCCTGCAATTTCTAGCAGACCACATACTTGATGACCTGCACAAGTAAGCGTCGTGCAGTTTGTGTTCTCGTGATGCGTCTCCGCAAGACCTTTACTCATAAGAGCACCTCTTACGGGTAGTGCTACCATGTGCGGAAATGAGTCTCCGCCGCGTTGATACATGAAAATCAACGCGCTTATTTGAGCTTCGGACAGAGCAAGATTGAACGAGCTGCTTCTTACATACTGTCCGAAAACACTAGTTCTTCCTAGTGTATCCATAGATAAGTCCTTTCTATTCGACTGAGTCGACTGCATCAACAGCGTTTTGTGCGCTGTCAATTCGGTTCTGAAGCTCGTCCATTTTAAGCTGGCGGGCTTCGGTTTCTTTCTCGTTCTGAGCCTCTTCGAGCTTATCAAACTCCTCTTGAAGCTCAGAGACGTACAAGGCGAGCTTGGACGACATATCATCAGTGGCAGGTTTCTTAGCCATTGTAGCCCCTCAGAAGGTTGCAGCTTTCACGGCCCACATAGCCGCATCTTCGTAGTAGGTTTGGGCTAGGGCCCAGAGCCGTTGATGTTCGCCGTCGGCGCTGCCTTTGTTCCTCCCACTCTCACAGAGGTCGATCAGCTCCGCGGACTTTTGCTTGAGCTGTGCGACCAGCGAGTTGTCGCTCGGATTGAACTTGATCCGAACTCTATCTTGTCCAAGAGACATATCTTATCCTTTCACAGTCTTGAAGAATTCTGCTAGGCCGGTTTCTACTGGTAAAGACGCTGCCATCTTAAAGGCCGCAGGATTTTTAAGATCAATCAGCGCGGTCGGGACGGTTTGTATGAACCTTTTGCCAGCGACCGTCTGGCATAAGGCCATGTTCTCGAAGTACGCGGGTATAGTCGGCCCAAGGGCTTGCCCTACCGATGCGGGATAGCCTTTCATAGTACCGTCTGGCCGATTTTGCCAATTGACATGAGCGATGACGACGACATGAGTATGAAAAGAGGCAGCTGTCAGTAAGGCAAGGGTGCCCTCCACCGCTTGTTGGGCTGTGTAAAACCATTGGCGGGGGTCCTTTGCACTCGGGTTCATACCCTTGGCCCAATTAAAGGCCGCGTCGGAAAGGAAGGTCAGGGAGTCGATGACGAGGACATACTCCGGTCCCCAGTCCTTGGGGATTGTCCCGTCAGACCACTTATCGAGGAGGGCCAGTCCTTTGGTAAATGCGTGAGGAACCCCGTCAAGGATCGGGCCAAGGCCACTTGATTTAAGGCGGTCCCGGAGAGACTCGAACTCGACAAACCCAAGCTTGTCTGGTGCGTCTCGTTTAATGAGTATTGGCAAAATCCCACCCGCGATCTTGTTATCGAAATCGAGAACTCGCAGTTTGTATCCCGCGCTGACAAGAGACGCGAGAGCACCTGTTTTACCAGTTCCGCTATCTCCGACGAGAAGGAGTTTGACGATAGTGTTGACATTAGCGACCTCAAGGGTTGGCATCGGACGGACTTTCATATTCGAGGACGATCTTGACCTGACCGTAAGGAAGTGGCTCGTTGTCGAGAGGGAAGGAGACTTTGATACCGCCAAGGTCTATATCGACAAAGCGTTCCCCGCGCTCCTCTCGAGTTACATAGTGGCTTCGGGCGATAATGTGGACGACTCGGTGCTTCATCGCGGCACCAGCGGGTTCCAGTGTTTCACATAGAAATCCGACTCGAGGAACTTATCCCGGACCTCCGGCGACTTCGAGCAGACCTTCCGGAACGGACAGCCGCCGTACTTGTGACAGCTTTTGTCGTTCATTGGCCAGTAGCCTTCGGTGGCGTAGTGCTCTGCAAGGGCAAACCAGGCCCTAGTGTCGTGGAGCCATTCAGAGATCTGTGTGTCGGTTCGATAGGTAAATCCGCGACTAAAGCGGCTAAACCCGACAGCAATTTGTACTGCGTCAATAATGACGCCTTTGACTGGTGTTTGATAAATGACCTTAGCAGCCAAAGTATACAGTGACATTTGATTATCTGGATCGAACTGGTCAAAGTAGTTCGAGGCGACTGTGGAAGAACTAGTCTTGCGGTCCATGACATAGGTGCCTCCGGCGAAGTTGACTACGCGGTCGAGATGGCCGCAAAGGACGTAAGGGACATAGGTTTGACGTTCCTCATTGAATGAATGGTTGGTCTTTGGCCCCCACTCAAGTTCCATCTTGAAGCTCAGCTCCACTGCCGGTTGGCCGTTCGCGAGTTGTACCGTCTGCGCGGGGTCGTCCTTGAAGTGGTCGATGTACCAAATCAAGGAGCGGATCAGCGTCTCGCGGGTCTTGTTGGGATGATCCGAGGCCCACGGACGAGCCGGGAGTTCCTCGGTGGCCGGGAGCCAGGTCTCTGTCAGCATGAACTCGACAGTGCTTCGCAAGGCATCATCGTGTTCGTGACCAAGGGAACGGAGATGATCGTAGTGCTCAAGACCGGAATGATACCAGCGGCCGAAGTCCAAGTGAACGCTGTCAGACTTTGTTCGGTAGCCGAGGATCATTGAGTACTGATACTTGCGCGGGCACTCTTTCAGCCAACCAAGGCTGGTTGAGTCCCAGGCATATTGAATGTGAGTTCCGGGTAGGAAAGGCGAGTTGATTGTGGACGAGTCCATGTTTCCGACTCCTTATACGAGGTTACTTTCGGCGTCGTCGAGGTGAGTGTCAGCTACGTCCAGTTCGGTGTAAGCTGACTCGAAGGTTTCTTTGAGTTCGTCGTCTTCAGTATCTTCGCAGGTCGCGATCTCGGTGTCGAGCTTATTCATTAGCTCTTTGAGCTTCTCGCGGAGGGTCTTGATCTCGGTATGGAACTGTTCTTTGGTCATAGGTCACCTAAAATGTCGTCGAGGTTTGTGATCTTCGTGACGGAGCTGGCGTCTTTCATCTTCTTGGTGGCCCCGGCGCTCTTCACCCCGGCGGTGAACTGAGCGCGGGCGTTTCGATAGTAGGCGATGATTTCATCGAGGTTCTCTTTCGTTAGCTTGAGGGGGTCCTCGGTGAATAGTGTAGCTATGTCGCTCATATGTCCTCCAATGGAAGTTTGAGTTGTGGGGTGTTTTGTGCAACGGTCTCTTCAACACGCTTGAGATGACCCATTACAAGTTCGCGGATTACCTTGCTCGCTCCGAGCCGACCGTGAAGGATGCGGAGCCGGTCAACGTCACCCTTTCGCAGGTTCAACGTGACCTTCTCCATTTCGTAGTTCTCGGTGCGCTTCATTGCAGTTTCCTCTTTACTAACCAAAGGTCCTTATCAGGATTGACCGGAGAGAGTTGAATTGCGATACAATCCAGATCAGGATCATTGAGTTCCTTGCGTATGGCGTAAAGCTTCTGGCGGGTGAGGTCGATATCGTTCGTAGTGATAACGACACCGACCTCACTGCCAAGAGCCTCATACCAAAGCTCACGAAAGTTCACTCCATTAACTCCGTCGTGGCGTTGATAACCTCCAAAGCCGCGTCGATCTCATGCGGTTCGGTGCGGTAGAGCGACAGCATCTTATCTCGCCGCTCGGGATCGTAGTGGCGGACGATGGTGATTTGCTGAGGCGCTCCGGTAGACTGAGGGAGCGTACCCTCGCGGAGGCCCCGGTCGGTCAGCTTCGACCAAGTAGCGAAATCGACCCCGGCATACTCGCGCCGACGCCAGACCCATTCAGAGATCGACTTGGTAACATCTTTGTCGCCAAGCTTGATCGTGACCTTCGTGGCGAGGTTGGTACGCTGGATCGCGCAGAGGAGACGGACGTTCTCCTGCGAGGTATCGTCACAGCCTTGCAACCACTCGACAATCTTCGCGGCGGTTTCAGGGCCGTAAAGAGGCGTCTCGTGAGAGAGGTTCGCGGAAACGCTTCCGATCCGAGTTTGAAGGTCAAAAATCTTCTCCTTGTTCGCTTTGACCCTTTTCATCGCTTCGATAATCTTCATTTTTGATCCTTACTAAGCTTCGAAAACGTGGGAGTGGAACGGTGGCGTCTGATAAATCATACTCCTCGATGGTTCCATCAGACGTATAACAAATGATGTAGTCCGTTTTAGTAGTGCCGCCTACACAGGAAGCCGGGGAAGTCCACTTTGACGAACAACTAAACTTTCTCCCGGTCATTTTGATCGCAGCCTTAAAACGTACAACTGACGGACTTGCGGTAATTGAGACTTGCTTCCTTACCGCTTGAGACTTGCACCCTTGCCTTTCGTTTGGAGCCATCCAAAGGCACCAACAGCGGGATTTGAACCCACGACCTTCTGATCCAGTATCAGACGCTCTACCTTTGAGCTATGTTGAATTGTGCTCATCTCTGTGGTGTTTATCTCTGTGCATCGACAGGACGAGGGGGAGGGTTTTAGGCCCTCCCCGATTGCCTTACGCCGCGACGGCCTTCGGCTCTTTCTGCTTCAGGCCGGAGACGAGATCCGAAAGATCCTCGGCAGCCGCCAGTTGGGCCTCTTCGACGCGCTGCTTGGCCAAGGTCATGATCGGCTCGCCGCGCGGGGAAGCGAGGAGCTTCTTTGCCGCCTCGGTAATCGCAGAGGTCTCGACCGAAGCCAGCTTGACGCCCTTCTTCTTAAGCGCTGCCCGGATTTGGTTCTTCGCGATATTCATCGCCTCGCTCATGACCGGATCGCGAGTGACCCCACCGACGCGGACGCCGAATTGATAGTCGGCAGCGTAGTCGGAGAACTCGGCCTGGAGAACCTCTTGATCGAACTCGTTTTTCTCCACGGCCTCCTTGACACGCTTCGCAAAGTTGTTGCGGAGATTTTCGTGATAGGTCTGGTTCAATGCCGAAGCCTCGCCGGCGGTCAACTCATGGCCTTCCTCATAGCGGGACGGAGCATCGAAGGTCTTGCCAGAAATAGTAATCTGTTCCATGTTCAAAATCCTTGGTTGGTTGCCTTTGGCCCGTTTGGGCCGACTATGCACGATACGGCACCGGGTATGGCCGTGTCAAGCGTTATTTTGCAGTTCCACGTTCTTTTTGCAGCAAACGAGCCATATCAGCCTTATCGGCTAAGTGGTCTCGAAGGCCACCATTGTAGATCGTCTCGCCCGCCATCTTGTAGGCGGCCTCCTCGTCCATGCCCGCGTCCATCAGGACTTGGGTTCGGCGCTCTACCAGTTCGATAAACACATCTTTCATTCTGCTCATGTTAGTTCCTCCACGGTTAAAGATACTTGACGGACGACAATCTCGACCGCGTTCCCTTTCATAGTGATAACGAGACTATCGTAGGGGCTGCGGTCGTGTAGCATATGGGTAGGATCGGGGTAGATCTTGGCATTGTTCTTCCGATCCAGCTTTCGGAACGAATTGCACCGACCCTGGAACCGACGGGCCGCGCCGTACTCGTTAAAGGATACCCTGACACCGCGAACAGAGGTAAGAGCGCGGTCGAGCACTTCTTTAACGTCAGGATATGCGATAAGCGAACCGGAGTTAGGCATTGAAGTCTTTCAGGTCTGCGAGGAAGAGCGAGTTCTTCGCTCGGGTCTGGATGACGTAGCGAACATTAAGTTCTTGTTCAATCTCTTCGTCAGATTTCGCATACTTGCTGGGGACCCGCCAAGGGTCAAGATGATAAACTGTCTCCCACTCGAGTCCTTTTGCTTTATGTCCAGAGAGAAGTTGAATTGTTCCCTGTCTTTTGAACATATCCTCAGTAAAGACGCAAGCAGTTGCAAGGTCTTTTCCAAAACTAGCAAAGACGCGGAAGCAGTCAGCCTTGTCGCGAACGGAGGCCTCCGACTTAGCGCTTCTAAGCTTCGTCTTTTCCCATTCGTCAATCGCGGCATAGACCTCCTCCTGTGTCATTGTAAGCGGGCCGAGCTTCTTCATGGTCTTGACCAAAGAAGGACCAATATCGAACCCAATAAGACTAACGCCCCGACCGCACTGGAGCAGCTTGAAGGCCAAAGAAAACAGAGGAGCGTTATTGCGGCAAATGATAGCAGCGCCATCAACAATGGTTCTGTCATCCCATTCCTCCAGTCGACGGACCTCGCCAGGCTTCGCCCACTCAGGCCAGCGCATATGAGGGACGCGGCTTTGAGCGGCCTTAACGACCTCGATGGGACATCGGAAGCTGACTGAAAGGTTCATCTCAGTCATGTTGAAGTCGGCCTTGAGGCGGGCCATCCCTTTCGAGACTGCCCCACGAAAACCATAAATGCTCTGCCACGGATCGCCCACTGCAATAAGACGGCCCTTTGCGAGTTTCTTGAGCATCGCATGGTTAAGCGCCGAAAGGTCTTGGGCCTCGTCCACCATGACAAGTGGAAATTGCGGAAATGTTCCTCCGAACAGTGTGGACATATATATCTGGTTGTCAAAGTCAATCGTTCCGTCGTAGGCCTGTTTAATTCCTTCTGTAAGGATGGTATCCACCATAGCCCGACTAGAGAGTAGTTCTTCATCTTCCGCGGCCGCTGCATCCCAGAACTCCTCGCAAGAAATGAGACGAGTGGCATGGGGCATAATGCCGTCAGGAATGTAACCGGCAGCCTTTGCCCGCGAGACCAATCGAAGCGTTTCCGAGAATACCTCGTAAGCCTCACTTTTATCCGCACGGCTGAGACCCTCGATTTGAGCCTTCAAGATGTTGTAGGACTTCTTCGTGTCCAAGTTGATCTTCTTGGAACACACTTGCATCCAGACGCGATGGCCGACGGAGTTCAACGTCTGAGCTTTAACGTGGCCGGGGAGGCGCTTGGTCATTTCCTCAGCAATGCGTTTGTTAAAAGCAAGGCTAAGGATGGGCTGCACTGGCAGGTACTTACAAAGAAATTGTAAAGTCGAAGTCTTTGCCGCACCTGCGAGGGCGTTAATGAGAATGTTTTCCTTCGACGCGAGTGCGAGGTCGATGATAGCTTCTTGCTCTTCCGTAGCATGGAGAAGCCTTTCATCAACTTGGAGTTCGTACTTGGACATCTTTTGACCTTTCGTTGGACGATGAATAAGGCCCTGCGCCGTTGGTGTGGCGCAGGGAGGTAAAGTTAGGCAACTTTCTTTCGACGACGACCGAGCATCATCAGCCCACCGATGCCGCTGGCGAATAGCCAGACAGCTCCGGGAAGCGGAGTCGCCGCCAAGTTGGCACCTACGTCGATGCGATTGTGCTCGAATTCGGTGATTGTACCTCCGATGTCGAGCAGCGTCAGCGTAGTCATTAACTCACCGTTGATGGCGGTCAGCGTGAACCCAGACTGTGCGTTTGGGTCGAGCTGGCCGAGATCAAAAGTGAACAGGCCGTCCGAGGCCAGCACCTTCAGAATAACGTCGCCAGTGCCCTTAAGTGAGAACACTTGCGTGAGGGTGCCGATCTCGAAGGTATTCGACGGGTCTTTAACGTCGATCACGATACCAACGGTATTGTCGATCTTGATGTCGTTGCCGCTGGCGGCACCAATGAAGCCGGTGCTTAAACCAGTATAGTCAATGACATCAACGTGCTGGCCATTGAGATGACCGATAGCGGAGTTTGGAAACAAGGTGTCGGCTATCACGTTGTCGCCCGTCCCGCTCAAGTGCGGATCGAGGAGAACGCTCGCGTTAACAGCCGTCGCACTCAACATGAGAGCGGCGGATAGCATTAGGAGCTTCTTCATTGCGCGCAACTCCTTAGTGAGGGCGATTAAGGCTGGCTGCCCTCGTTGCCAGTCTAGTGCATCTTTCGCATGGCGAGCTTGGTGACGTTCTTCACTGTCAACTTGAACATCTCACTGATAGCAAGCCAACCCTGCGCCTTAACCTTGTCGTTATCGCGGGTGAGGTGGCCAAGCATTGCGGCGGCCTCCTGGGCCTTTCTTATGTGCTCGAGAAGCTGAGAGAAGATCTCGCCTTCGGTTGGAATACTCATTCTTTCTGTCCTCTTAAGGCCTGAATAAACTTTTCAAACGCATAAAGAACTGATGGTTCAAGAAAGACAAAATCATCGCCATCAGTTCTCGGCGCTCTAAGTCTAACTTGATAGCCATCGAAGCTGGCATAGAGGCCGTCGCCCAAGTAAACCTCTTTTTCGGTTGGGATGCTCATAGTGACTCCAGCGGGTGTTGGGAGACGAGGCCTTTCTCGATGTCGGCCTTGGTAACCTGCGGTTTCATCTCGTCAACTGGATCGTGGCCGACCCGCTGCGCCTTACGCATGAAGATATCGAGATAGTCTCGAAGGTCCTGCAAGGACGCCTCGCTGAGACGGTCTGGATAGGTTATGGTGACTGGGCCTTCAGAAAGGGTGAAGGTTTCTTTGTTGCCTTGAGGCCATAATCGCATTTTAATCTCCTCTACATTCAATCCATTGACGGCATGTTCTCGAACGCCGTCTTTTTCCATTTGTCGCGGTCAGCTCGCAGTCGCTCAATCTCATCCTTGGCTTCGTAGCAAACAAGAGCCTTCGCAAGAATATCAACCTTGTGTTCTGCCACCTGTTCAAGTTTCTCGGTGATGTCCACGGAACGGCTCCTCTATATTCAAGCCGGTTCAAAGTTGTCGGCAAAATATTGTGCCGCTACGAGCCATTGGTCGTCGTGGTTCTTGGGGTTGCGGGCGATCATGTCACCAGACTTTGGCGAACCGGCTTCCTTGTCTGGTGCAGATATGCTCACTCTGTCCATGTTCATACCAACCTCATAGGGCCGAAGTTCCGCGATCTGCTTGCGTCGGTATTGAGCAAACTCTGACATGATAAACTCCTATTTATCGTTTCCTGTTAAGTCAACTACGAAAGGGCGGGCCGTACCGCCCCTTCATAGCGAACTCCTAGCGCCGGGTGTCGCAACGGGCGACCTGAACGAGGTCGCGAGCGAGTTGCCGGCATTGGATACCGGCTGTGATGGCATCGACATCTGACCGGGTGTAGTACAACTGGTCCCGGTCAGTGACCATGCAACCCGCTAAGGCGAGCACTGCGAATAACACGCCGAGAACTTTCATGTGTGATACTCCTTCGCGCCGCGAGTTGCTGGCCACATGAGGCGGCGGTGACGCCGAGTTGAACATGGCCATAATCACTGTGACACCATTCAGCACCTTCAAACAATCCATGTGCCCTCGCTATCGACGCAATTCGCTGAGGGCCAGGAAGATGACAGCGGTGGTCAACCCGACCACGACTAAGCTGGCAAACATCGAGGGCGAGGCCGCATGGATGCATACTCCCAGACCAACAATGGCCATGCCTGTAACCACCCATAAATCGTATGGACGCTCCTTGCGACTCGAGATCGTCGATGTAGGCCTGGAAGGCTGGACCGGCTTTAGCTGAGACATTCGCTTTTGCTCCTGCTTTTGAGTGAACTGTGAAGGCATTGGCAGCGCTAGAAAGGGCAATCAGGGCTACTAGTGCGGTCAGTGTCTTTTTCACTTTCATCCCCTAATGCCTCCGGTTGAAACTCCGCGTTAATGCAAGAGGCGAGTGCATTAATGCGGCCTTCGTCACCGAAGATGGTGATCTCGAGTTCCTCGGTTTTATCGTCGAAGGTGTTGCCGTGAACGATGATAAGTCTGGCCCAAGAAGTACCACTTGTTAGGGTGTTGGCCTTCGCTTTGATCGTTACGAAATTATGGAGTGAAAGTTCGACAGTGCTCATAGGTCGAGTTCCTCTAAGTCGATGATGCCAAGCTTACGCGGCTCAGCGGGTTCCTTGTTAATTGCGTAGTGATCGGGGAGGCCGTCTGGAAGTGGCGGCAGGGCCAGGTCCTCGACAAAGAGTATCCAAGGATGATTGCCGTGACCCGCGCCGATTAAGAGCTGATCCGCTGATGTGAGTAACTCACAGGACCAGTAGGGATGGGCGCGGTGGCCAGAGGTGGGGATGATCCAGATCTCCTCGTCCGCGCCGTCGAGGCGTTCTGCAACGTCGAAGGCGGCCTCGCCCCGGACCTTGTGCAGGATTAGGAAGGGACCGCTCATAGCAACACCAGCCAAAAAAGGAGAAGAAATGCTGGTCCACATACTACAACAGCCACCTCTGGCTTCATTCTGAAGGCAGTCAGAGCCAACGCAACTGAGATGCATCCAGCTGTTGCAGCGATCTCTGCGAGAAACTCATTCATAGGCCCAACTCCTTTAGGAACTGTTCGGCCTCGGCCTTTTCAGTCGCAGAGACTTGTTTAGTTTCTTGCATTGCCCTCAGCAACTCATTATACCTTTTGTCGTTAACGAGTGCCCGCTCGACCTGGTGACGAGTTGGCGCGCCGTTGGTGCTGAGATAGTGCCGCTCGTTCTCGGTTCGCTGACGGAGGATCTTGAGCGCCACGCCAAGACCGATCTCATTGTTTGGGAAGCTGACGCTGTGCTCCCCGGCCCCTTCCATAGGGCTGGGGAAGCCGAGCCAGATCTTGTCGCCCGCAATCCAGATGTGGGCGGCGTAAGAGGGGATGGGATATTTGTCTGTCATGCCCGCCTCCGAAAGAGCGCCGAAAACCCGCACTCGCGGATAATCGTTGTCTCTTTGCACTCTTCGCAGATACCGGCCCGAAAGAAGCGATCAAACTCGGCCATTGTCTGGCGCGAGCCACAATGCGAGCAGGTCCATTTCTGGAGGATCTGCCCGCCCTCGTCGATCACGGCCTGAGCCATGACGGCGCAGTCGAGGATATTGATGTCCCTCATTGGGTACCTGCCCAATCACGGAGGGCCTGTGCCGCCTCGGCCAGTTGATTGCGTTTGAAGGTCTTGCCTGTGATGGCGGTGACGACCCGCAGCATATTACGGGGCGAATAGGCCCTGTTGATCTTGACCTTGTGCTGCGCGTAGAACTCGAGACCCTTCGCGACTGCGAGGGCCTGATATACCCGTATGCCGGGGCCTGTGATAGTTAGAGACATGGTTTCCGACTCCAGTTGGTAAAAACCGAGCATACCACAATCTGGCCACATTGTCAATGGTCCTGTTCCATAATAATGCAGTACCCGGTATGGTCCCGGCGAATGGTGGGAGCGAGTATTGCCCAACCGGAAAGCGGTCAGGCAATACCCAGTTTTTATTGGTTAGAGTGGCCAATACTTTAGCGCCACTCCCCATGATCGCCGCCGTGAGAGATGAATGTCAATTTGCCATTCTTGTCCCACATATCGGTAATCCGCTCGTCTCGAACCGCACCGATCTTCCAACCGTCCGGTAGGTCCTGTAATGCCGCATCAAGTCTTGATTTGGCAATACCAGTTGCCCATCGGGCAATAGTGCTGTTCGGTCTGAATAGTTCGTACTTTGTTTTCATCTTTCCGACTCCTTTAATCGAGGCCGATTGATTTAAGAAACGCCTCGGCGGCCTCGCGTTCCGCTGGCGCATGGGACTGACGTTCAAGATTACTATTCTCGATGTAACGCAATATGGCCTTGATCTTTTTGCCTTTGCGCCAGTCATTGTAAACGCGAAGCATGAGCTTAGTGTGGCCATACACTGACTCGTTAATCGCCACCCGCAGTTCTTTTGGTAACGAGTCAAATATGGCCATGCGTTGCACTGCGCCCTGACGCGGGGGCTCGTCGGGGATTTCGTCGTGGTACTGGCCACGACGTTTGAGTATTGGCATTATGGCACCTCTGTGATAGACGCGATAAGACAGCACGTTATCGCGACCGCGCAGAATGATAGGGCAAAGAGTGTTAACATTGTTAGGACTCCCACTTGAACGGCGATTGAAACGGGCACTCGCCAAAGGCCGCGACATTGGCTCGCATTTCGGTTTCAGTCATAACGTGCCGATCAAAGTCCGCGCCAATATCATACTCTTGCGCGGCCTTTTCCGACTCGAATGGGCCGACGAATACAGTGTCCATTGGTGATATCACCAGTATGTAATAGTTCATGGTTCCGACTCCATTAGATCATGGCCAGTTTGTTTCTTGAGGCGCAGTCCCTAGCCAATGGCCGACTGCGCCCCATGCGGTCTGTTTTGATCCCGCACTTTATGACTGGTTATGGCGTTATGTTCCGACTCCATGTATATGCCGCCACCATTGGCGGCATATTGATGAAGTCGGGGGCGGGTTTATGTCGCCCGCCCCCGTTAGTCCTTACTCCGCCGCGATGGGCAAGTCCCCCGCGTCGATTTCGACGTTCAGTGCCTTTGCCCGTTCCACGTTTTCGCGGGCCGTGGCCATGAACTTTTCGATATTGGCAACTGCCTTTTCGCGAATGGCCTTTGCATCGTAATCCGCCGGTTTCTTTCCGGCCTTTTTGATCGCGGCGTGAACTGCTTTTGTGGCCAGTTTGATTGCTTCTGACCGGACTGGATCACGTTCCCCGCCACTCGCGGTGCGAACGTCCCCGGCATACATCGCGGCGAGTTTCTTTTCCGCAACCGCGCGGGACTCGGCCATTACGTCCCCGCCCGCCCCGACCTTTTCCGCAGTCACGCTTGCGTGCGAGTCCATAAGGATATTACGCAGTCCGATTTTGGCGATATGGGCCGCGACCGGGCCGAGTTTATCAAAGCCGAGTTGATCCGTGTTAACGTCCAACTCAATACCTTTTCCGATATTAACCAACATATTCCGACTCCGTTGTTTTTGGCCGGGATCATTCCCGAACCATGCAATTCTTATACTCACGCATTTTGTAATTGGCAATAACTATTTTGACCGGACTCGATCAACTAATCGTGATCGGCCCACAACGCTTTGCACGAGTCCGTGGCACGCTAATTGCGTGGCACCGGGACCATACCGACCGCGCCCCGGTGAGTATGGGCGTATGCCCACCATAACCCCACCATTGCCACCATTCGCCGTGTGTGCCATATCGGCCACTCTTTCTTTTCTTAAAAAAAAAAAAAAAAAAAAAAAACTGAGTAAGAAACGATGCAGCATCCGAGCCATACTTATCAATTAATGTGACAATGGTGGGGTAATGGTGGGGAACTCGGTATGGCCCCGCCACTTGCGAACCGTTC